CCGATTCTTAATTTATTTGCATTTAACCAGTAAGCTGCAAAATAACTGAACTGTTTGGCGATCTCATTTCCAGGATTTAAACTTACATCCGCAAATTGCAGGTATTCACTTGTGGTTGTTGTTATATCCCAACCTTGGAGATTTGTAGTTGTATCTGGATTTAACAATGGAATATAGTCACGCCAGTTGGAACCACCAGTTCTTAGATAAAATCCAGATGGAACATATTTATAAACAATATACAATCCACTATACAATATAGGTGAAACTAATCCTGTATTTTTCTTTGCAAACAAATTAAGTTTCCATGATCCAGAAGTTATAAAACTCTCACGTGTAAATGATGAAAATAACCCAGCATATGAACTTGCCACTACAGTTGAAACAGCTGATACATCAAATGCTATGGTTGTTGCACTTTCCGACCAAAATGAATTAGATGTACTAGATATCAATGAAAGTTGATTTAAAGCTGTCAGTCCAACACTATCTCTTCGATTAAAATACAATATAATATTAGTACCTGCTGGACCAGTTGTTCCCATCAATCCAACCGCCCCAGTTGGTCCAGTTGGTCCAGTTGGTCCAGTTGGTCCTGTTGGTCCTGGGGTTATTGGTCCAGTCGATCCTGTTGTTCCTGTGGGTCCAGTTGGTCCAGTTGGTCCAGTTGGTCCTGGGGTTATTGGTCCAGTCGGTCCTGTTGTTCCTGTGGGTCCAGTTGGTCCAGTCGGTCCAGTCGGTCCTGTTGGTCCTGTGGGTCCAGTTGGTCCTGTGGTTCCAGTTGGTCCAGTCGGTCCGGTCGGTCCTGTGCGTCCAGTGGGTCCAGTAGTTCCAGTGGGTCCAGTAGTTCCAGTGGGTCCTGTGGGTCCGGTGGAACCCGTTGGTCCGGTTGGCCCGGTAGGTCCTGTAGGTCCAGTGCGTCCAGTAGGTCCAGTTGGCCCAGTTGGTCCGGTTGGCCCGGTTGGCCCAGTAGGTCCAGTTGGCCCGGTAGGTCCAGTTGGTCCGGTTGGACCAGTCGGTCCAGTGCGTCCAGTAGGTCCAGTTGGCCCGGTTGGTCCGGGTGTTATTGGTCCTGTAGAACCAGTGCATCCAGTTGGCCCGGTAGGTCCTGTGCGTCCTGTAGGTCCAGTGGGTCCAGTAGCTCCAAATGTTCCGGTGGGTCCTGTTCCACCACTACCAAACCCTAAAGAAATAATATCCCCTAATCCAGACCCATATACCTGATATGCATTCAAATCTACTGGTATCAATGAAATTACTCCATCACCGTTTCCAACAGTAACACGATATGGTAAAGTTCCTATTTTAAGATAATTTATTGGTGTATTTGCATTATCTACATCCTGAATTACTGTACCATTGCTTCGTATTGTTTTTACATTCCCGACAGTTGTGGATATTATGATATTCTGGTTCGTTGCAACAAATATACATACTAGTTGATTGATTATAGGCGTAATTAAAGTCGTATATCCTTGTCCTTGACTATTAGGAATTTTTACTGTAACGGTTTGTATAGCAGCAATCATATCAGATGAAACAGCCGGCTGTATAATCTGAAACTCACGTAGAGTAAGTGACGTTAAATTATTTATTGCTGATATTGTTTGATTTGTCGAACGTAACAATAATTGACCCTTCTGTAAATTACTAAATGTGAGTGTGCTAATATTTGCACTAGTTATAATCGTGTTTTTGAATATCGCATTTGTTATATTTGTATTCGTAAAATTGGCATTCGTGGCATCGGCATTCGTAAAATTGGCATTCGTAGCATTGGCGCCTGTAAAAATTACCCCAATTAAATTTGCCCCAATAAAAAATTGCCCACTTATATCTGCATTTAGATAGTTAGCCATGTAGTTTCTTATATGTAAAATGACAATATAATTTTACATATATTTTTACACAATTTTTGCAAATCTACAGAACGGCCGGCGATAACGTTTATGATGAATGAAAAAAATTGAAATGTTTTTCAAAGTTATCACCATACCACAGCGACCAAGCACATTACTATACCGACAACGAACAACATGTTATCATTCCTTAAGAACGGTGACATCTACAATACTATGAGGGCGATTACAAATCTTCCAGGACTATTCACATCGGATGGAGACAAAATCAAATACTCTGCTTTGAATTACGCAACCTCTATGCGTCACAACCTTCACAATGGAAATCCAATTTTCAACAACATACGCCAGTTAGAAGCCGAAATCGAGCGCCGCGACATCGCGAGCATCACTTCCGGTCGTCTTCCGTCAGTTGCTGCCAACATTGCAAGTTCTTCCCGTGCTACTACGTCGGTTTTTACCGACAATGACATTCGCCACGACAATGCAGCGCTTGCACTCATTATGGCTAAAGAGCTGGCGTTCTTGAACAGAACCAATCAAATGATTTCACTCATCGCACGCAGGTACCAAGAAGAAGAAGAAGATGCTGAATTGGGCCGGTCGCATTGCTGCGACCATGACGATGAAGACGATGTCGAAGATAGTGAAGGCGAAGAAGACCTCGAAATGTGTGAAAGCGACGATGTACCAAGCGCATCCCCGTTACAGCGTTCTCATTCACACGCTGCTCCGGGATATAGTCGTCATGAACGCGGGCCTCAAAATCAGCTTGTTGCGACATTTCTTGTTGCGAGCGGACAACTACAAACCCGGTTTTCCAATCTTTGCAAACTCACTGGAACCTCGGTTATACTTGTGAATGCCATGACTACGATGGACCAGCCTCACACTGAAGCCAACCGAGAGAAACAAATTCAGGCCGAACGTCTCGTGATTTCAGACATCTTCTTGTACTTTGACAAATTTGACGCAGAACATCGCGACCCGGTTGTATGGTCGTTCCTGGAATTGCGCGACATCTCTGTTTCAGCATGGAGAATATTATCGATGTTTGCATTCACAAATTTGTTTCGATTGACGGCCGGCACCGAATTCAGTATCTACCAGCCTGACGATGCGATATTCACCCAGGGGCGTGATTACAGATTACCGCGACAGGAGGCGGCGACGATGAATTTTGGAACGGCGGTGGCCGCGGCGGCGAATGCAGAGGAGGCGGAGGCGATAGAGGACGACGCGATGGCATCTGTTGTTAGTGGCTTGTAGGTAGGTAGGTAGGTTATCGTACTATATTCATTATATTAGAGGTAAGCATGGCGCGTAATACTAATACTTTTTTCTTGTATATCTTAAATTTCGTTTTCTTCGTTTCGTGCAATTACGACATTTTCGTTTTCTTCCACCTTCACTAAACGGCGACTGTGTTTTTGACGGTGTTGTTCTTAATGGTGTTGTTCTTGATGGTGTTGTTTTTGACTTTGTTGTTTTTGACTTTGTTGTTTTTGACTTTGTTGTTTTTGACTTTGCTGTTTTTGACGGCTCATTACGCGCTATTTTAGTTTGGACAAAATCCATTATCCGGTCTTGTTCTCCGGCTACTCTTTTTTTTAATACAGATGGTCTAACAAAAGGGGTCATAGTTGCAAATTGTGGGTCTGTGTAAAAATTAGGTCGAAAATAAAGAAACATACGCCAATCAATTCTGAAGTTTGAAAATGACATCGCATCTAAAATTCGGTGGAATTCAACACTTTCAATGACCCTTTTCATTATCTCACCCTCGCCTCGGCCTGATATTTTTATTGCCATTGCTCCTTGCGTCACTCCATTTTCACCTTTATCGTCAATAATGACAGTATTTATTCCTGACTCTCCGAATATCAATTTTGGAACACCAAACATCTTTTTACAATCTTTACAATCATCATTCATTCGTTTAGACCAATAAATTTTAGGTCCGTTTAATGTCGTAGAATGGACCAACGGGAATTTAAATTCATGATATTCACTATCCTTTTCTATATTCTCTCTCTTTTTTTCATCACTTATTACCCAATCTTTATCCGAACCATACTGCCCACGACTAAATATAACATAATCTTCTTTTTTGTCGCTTAATAATGGTTCTATCAATTCAAAGCTATGGTTCGGTAGAAACCGCCAACGAGATAAATCGATTGATGGATGTTCTTGTCCTATTTGGTCTTTTACGACGGTAAAATCTTTACTCGGGATTGGTTGTCTCTTCTGTATAACATAATAATCGTACCTTGTTTGAACCCCGAAATCTCTAAAACCGTCAGGCTTACTATGTATTTCTAGGTATAACATATGATTATCATGAACCATTTTATCAAACAATGTTCTTGCACGGTCGGATGGCGGTTTTCTCCATAACGCGGGATGTACGAATAGGAGATATCCACCAGGAGATAGAATATCTAATGATTTATTTACGAATTCAGGCCACAAGTTGCTGCCTCCGCCTTTTTTACCTTCGTGTGTCTGGTCGGCATTAAATGGCGGGTTGCCTACAATTACATCGAATTGAGTTGTTCTATCTGGGAAAATAATCGGTTCTAAAAAACTACCGCAGAATAGATTCGCAGCGGTACCAAATATCTCTCGGATTATTTTGCAGCTATCCTTGTTGTATTCAACCATATAAAGCATTCGCTTAATGATATGTTCGCTGCGTACGGCTGAGTCTGTGAAATCCGGGTGTTCCGCAAGACCCTCCATCAAACCCTCATAAACCATAATCGGAAAGTTCGCGAAGCCTGTAGCAGGGTCCAGCCATTTTTTGGTTGGGTCGCCCCATAGTTCCTTCGGTAATTTATCAAGCATATCTTTAATTAACATGTTCGGTGTGAATACTTCGCCGAATTTGTTTTTTTCTTCTTTGCGGACGACAGGTCTAGCTTTGGATTTTCCAGCTTTGGGTTCTTCTTCTTCCGATTGTGTAATGGGCCGGGTAAGTTGTTTGGACCTGATGTATTCTTTAATTTGTTCTCGATTGGCGTGAAGTTCGCCTAATTCGAGGAGAGGTTCTTCAACAGTATATTCTACATAATCTGTTGAGGAACCTTTATCCATATTACGTTATATATAATACTTTATAATAAATATATATAATGTAATAGCGTGTAAATAATAAAAATATTAAAATCATTTTTTTATTATTCAACTCATCCTATTTTATTAGTTCATATATACATTAATACTCCCTGAACTGGTCACGGATGTGTTCAAACACGGCAATTGCATCTCTCGCGCATGTCGTGATATATTCAGCCACAATTCCTTCATCTACACCCACTGTATCTGCAAACCCTACACGTATCATACTATCCGGGTTGTGTGGGTGTATCTTTCGAAATGCGCAGTAGGTAACTGTCTGGTCATCTGCATAATGCTTGTCGTGTAGGAAGAATTCGAGAACTTTTCCTAGTGTATAATCTTCACCCTTCAGTTCAATGTCGTAACCATTCTGTATCGTACTTACTGTAGGAATGATATGGTTCTCTCCGCTTTCAATATCGCGAATAAACTTTGTGCATTTGTTTATCATAATCTGCGCCGCCTTACTCACGATATCCGCGTTCGAGAATACTCCTACCGTCTCAACAACGAAATCGAAGCTGTCCTCTTTCGTCTGGCGTTGAGCATCCAGGAGTGCCCAATTCTTTCTCTGTGCTTTCATCTCTTCACTGCCGATAGCTGCCACACCTTCCTTGACAAGTTCTGCCTCTTTCACACGCCATGCATCATCGACTTTCGATGGGTCCATCGTCATTTGATATGCGCATGTACTTACTACATTAAATGCGCCGTCCTCCTTTGCACTTCCGATATCAATTTCGCATGTAAGTGTTAGTTGCTCACCTTCGCCATATTCAGTCATTTTCGGAAGAAGACGCATAAACTCAATGTAATCGCCCGTAATGGGGTTTGGTGGGAAAATTTCATGGACTTTGACATCGGTGAGATACTTGCCGTTTGTCTTGTTCTTCAATTTAAAGTCTTTTGTCGTAACATAGCGAATTTCACCACCATCGGCAACAACATTCACCTCCAGTACATATTCCTGGTAAGGAAAATCAGTCTCAGTGATATGAATGGGAATACAACTAAGGCGCTGCTTTACAATTTCATTATGAATACGCGATGTATTCACGGTTATACTTGCCTTACACTCAGCATATGGGAATGTGCGAAACACGAATGTGGGAATGTCAGATAGAATAACACGTCGTAGTGCATTCGCTAAACTTACATTCAGACGGTCAATCGAGAACTTGAGTTGGCCATTTTCATCGGTTTTAGACACGAGACGTGGTATGTATTTAGAAACAGCCGAAACGGAGTGGAAAGGGGCAGAACGAGGCGGTGGTGTTGAAACTGCTGCAGCGGCGCCTCGATTGAATGATGATGATGCTGACGACATATTCTTTCGTTGAATAACAATAATGGAACGGTTTATATTATATTGTTATAAACTATTGTATTCTAATCAATTTTATTTCATCGAATGGCATTAAACGCGTTAAAAAATACATAAAAACTTATGTATTCTTTAGTAATAAGGAATGTCGTGTATTATCTATTATAGTAATCATTGTGATAAATCCAAAGCAGTTCTCACTGCGTTGTCTAAATCGCGCGTGCAAGATGACATTCATTTTCTTTGCATCGATAAACGCGTCAGGGCGGCGAATGGTTCGGGTGCATGGCATATTGTTACCGAAACCGGTGAAAAGGTACTTTTACCGCCTCAAGTCAATCGTGTTCCCGCATTGTTACTCTTGAATAAGGGACATATGGTGCTTTACGGTGAGCAAATTTTACAGCATTTTCAACCGAAGAATGTTGCTCTTAATAATCAGGCGACAAATTTCAACGGCGAACCGAATGCGTTTTCATTGGGACGCGAAAGTATGGGTGGATTTGGTGTTGCATCTGACAATTACAGTTTTTTAGACCAAAGTTCTGATGAACTCTCCGCGAAAGGAAACGGTGGAATGCGGCAGCTGTATAACTATGCGACGATTGACATCGTGGATAAAATTGAAACGCCGCCTGACAATTATTCTCCAGACAAGGTGGGAAGTGTTTCATTAGAGCAGTTGCAACAAAAGCGTAATTTGGATATACAACAGTCTCAACAATCAAATGCTAGTAATCATATTGTTAATGGGGGCGGCGGCGGTGGGAGCGGCTATGTCGGGAATAATATCGGCAGTTCAGGAACGGAAAACATGGCTATGCGAGGACCAAATAGTAGTATGACGAGCTTTGGTGATAACAGTGGTTCAAATGGAAATGGTATGGCAAGCGGTTCTCAGAGAGGTCAAACTATGCCTCAACCTCAACAATATGCTCCGGTTGGAACACCTCCTCAGTTTGCAGCACAAGCTGTATATCGTGCTCCGCCTCAACAGCCAGAATATTCGCGTTTGAATAGTAGTAATAGTAATAGTAATTTGCGCGGTTCGATGGATATGCGTGCTCAACCGCGCGGCGGAGGTAGTTGGATTTAAACCTATATCGTTATATTTGTATAATCAATTATGAAACACATATAAATAATGGATTATGCAGTGGATATTTTGAATAGAAATGTAGAAACAAATATTGGACCACAATTTATATATGATGACCGTCGTTTTTTTTCGAAAATATATGTGTTATTGAAATCAATTGGACTTGTTGTTTATACGACAACACTCACGATGTGCGCTGTACCTGAACTGTATATCTTGATGATTGGAGCAATGTTTTTATCTACCGCAAACAGTACGCGTTATGAGTATGCACATTATCGAAGATACGGCACTATCTTTTCATCAATTGACGAGTATAATCAATGGAAGCATCAACAGTGGCCTAAATCCAGATTGATATTTTCAATCGTTGAACTAGCAATAAAAATAGGGTACTTTATAAAGACATTTCCACCACAGTTTGATTTTATCACGGTGTGTAATGTAGGAAAAAGTGTTTTAAATATTCACATGTTACTACTTTTTTCGATATATATAATTATTATTGTTTCTAGTGTATGTCTTGTTTCGTCGTTCTATTTTTGTAATCAATATCGTTATGTACTACCGTCAAATAATTCCACGGCCGCAGCCGCAGCCGCAGCCGCTATTGTACAACGTGAAATTGTCTCTTTACCGGCACAACTACCAGTGATAATGAATGTTTCTCCAAATGATGAATGCTGTATTTGTATGGATGTAGAGAATATTCAAGCATGGTTGATATTGCCATGTGGTCATAAATTCCACGCGTTATGTATTTCAAGATGGTTGTTTCAACATCAAACTTGCCCTGTATGTCGGCTGAATATAGATATTATTGTATAAAATTGAAATGTTTTTTAGACTTGAATGCATTTCAAGTGTTATCAATCAACGTACATACTCTCGATGTCATCATCTACTACCGCCGCCGCCGCGACTACGAATAAATACCGAACGCATTTTATACGTTCTTGGCATGAATACCAGAAAATTACCCCGTCACATCTTCATTCCATCGAACATTACAATTCGAGTTGCGAGGAATATGCCACACTATATCATGACTACGTCATGGTACTTCGTGAGCATGTCACCAAAATCACAGGGTGGTACTGTTACACTGGCTGGCCTGCCCAGAATTGCGCCGATACTGATGGCTACGTCGATGTTCGAACCGGAAAAAAATACACGCTACAAGGAGATACGTCGTTCTTCAAGGATATTGGCAAACAATAAATTGAGAGAGATAGGGTACTATGTATTATGAATACTTATTACCTAATGATTATATATTATGGATACACTTTATGAACTTTATGTGAAATATGACAAAATCATCAAATATTCGGTATATGCATTCACCGGGTGGTTCTTATCGTGGGTGCTTTTTTTTATCATGTTGCCTTTCATGATTCAGTATTACGGAAAACTCAAAGGCGCATCTCTTAATTATGGTTTCAGTTGGTTTTCAATGATTGCGATTATCCTTGGTTTAGAGTTTGGGTTGCGGCCATGAAACATTGAATACTTTAATTCCAACAAATTGTAAAAAAAGATGAGATATGCATACGTAATAACAAATAATAAACAATGGATTTTGTTTAAGGTGACAGGAAAATGGAATTGAAGTCGGTACAACCCAACTTGGAATGGAATTTCCCTTACTGATTATAAACGAATGAGGGGTCGCCAGTTATTTCGCGCAAAACATGGTTAATCTGTGCTCGTTGAATGGCATCAGCTTCGTAGTAGTTCCAATATGTATCCTGGAGGTTCAAGTCTGGATGGGATTTATTGCCGGTAGAAACCACTTTTGTAAAATATGTCATGGTGCATTGGTAGGTATGAACGGGGTACTCATTTTTGACAAACATACCTTTGCAGTTGAGGTGTGCGTATTCGGGACGTTTCTCTCGAATTAGGTATATTTTGCCAGGTTGAAGGTCGGTAGGACTAACAAGTTGAAGAGGTCGCATATTTTTTCGATGCTTATTACATGGTATCATTTCATTTCGTTCAATTTTATGAAATGAGTTGAATTTCTCTCGAATTATCGATGCGGGGTTTCTGCAGCGAGACGGATGTTTCAGGTTTATACGGTCGAAAATACCAACCCCGGCGCTATCAGCACCAAAATCTCTCGGTATATTGCAGTTTGAAATTACCGAAGGTAGAGAATGAACTGCAATATTGCGAGCGATTGGGTGCTGAATTTTCCAGGCTTGGAAGTTTATAAAATGTAAGCGTCGAGAGAATTCATTTATTGAATAAAAATCCCCATTTGTATAGAATAGATTTCATTGGAATTCTCTCAACACAGCCAAAAATATTCCGTTCAAAATTACTCGTTTTCAAAACTTTCATTTTCAAATCCACATTGAATCATGGTTCAATGATTAAACCGCCGAAAATAATTCGTTTAAAATCGATGGTCTGAGAGAAAATACCCAATTTTGACCCCCCAAAAATGGACATTTTTTGTCCGCCAAAAATGTCCATTTTGGCCTTTGCGCGCCGCCAATTTTAAAAATGAAATGCAAAACATCAAAATTTGGGGTTGTGACCATTATGCTCTTATTTCCGTTTTTTCATGCAAAAAAACTGTGACTGACTTTTTTGGGGTCGCCGCCGGCGGTCAATTTGGGGGGTCAAAAATGGACATTTTTGTATAACGGATATTTTAGGATACAAAAAGATACAAAAAAAATATCCAAGATACATTTATACAAAATGCCACCTAATTTTTATTGTGAAAAGTGTGACTTTAAATGCTTTAAACAAAGTATATACAATACACATTTAGATACAGCCAAGCACAAAAAACACGGATATATCCTTCCATATCCTGAGGAAAAAGATACAATTGTATCTATCCAACCTTGGAAAATATCCGAAGGAGGAGGACACAAATGTCCTTACTGTTTTAAGTCATATAAATATCATTCAGGATTATGGCGACATAAGTCGTTATGTAATAAAAATAATTGTGGTGCTGAAAATATCAATCAGATATGCAGTGATAATCAAACAAGTGTAGAAAAAATACCCCAGACTGACAATGTTATTATACGTAAAAAAACAACAAGCAATGAAGAACAAACTAAGAAAAAAATCAAACACCTTACTGATGAAAATCGTGAAATTAAAATGAAAATGACGATGATGTTGCAGATGATGACTACAAACACGCAATTTCAATCACATATGTTGGAGCTAATGAAGGCATCTCATACACAAGTTACAAATCATAATCAGTCACAGTTGCACTCTTCAACCCAGTCGGCATGCGCACCTGGGGTCGCATTAAACGGCGACCACGCAACATTCAATAGCACAAATACAAACAGTCATAACAATAATAGTACCTTCAATATGAATTTTTTTCTGAATGAGAAATGCAAGGATGCGATGAATATGAAGGATTTCGTGAATTCAATTCAACTCAACCTTACTGACCTCGAAAATGTTGGACGGTTAGGTTATGTAGAAGGGATGTCAAATATATTCATTGACAACCTCCAAAAAACTGACGTATATAAACGCCCGGTTCATTGTAGTGATGTTAAGCGCGAGACGTTATACGTCAAGGACAATAACCAATGGGAGCGCGATGGTCCTGACCATGCGAAAATGACGAACGCGGTTCTTGCCGTAGAGCAGAAGAATGTTGCACTTGTAAATGAATGGGCGAAGGCAAATCCAAAATGTTTAAATAGCAATACCCGAGAGAATGAAACATATTTCAAGCTATCTAGAGCCGTCACGGATGGAGAGAAGAATGGCAATATTGATAAAGTCATACGGAAAGTAGCAAAGAATGTTGGAATAGAGAAAGACGTAGTCACTTTGATGATAGATGATATCAATGAGTAAGACAAGGATTAAACATGATACAATATAAACATTAAACATGATATACTTATAACTGCGTATCATGTTAAACTTAACATTGAATATTGGTTATATTCTTCCCATCATTACTTTCTGGCAAAGAATTTATTTCGAAATATCAAAATATATACCCGAACAAGCAATTACGAATAATATTGTTAGTTCAATCCATTGTGTATCGTATATACTTCATTATAATTATGACTACAATATTGATTATTATATACACCTAAGTATTGGATATTATATTTATGACACATTATACATATTATCACGTTTTATAAGTGATTATAAACAACAAAGTAAAGAATATATTAATTTTGTGTATATTACTCACCATTTGTCAGGAGTGTATATCTTATATGAAATATTAACAGGTGATAATAAAGATTTTCTATTGAAAGGCTACAATTTAACAGAAGTCTCAAACATTATGTTATACATTTCCTTTCACATAAACAATGTATATGCACATCATGTATATTTGAATATACTAACTGACTTTATACATCTCTTGTGGTTTTCGTATATAAGAGTATTTATTTTATCGGCTTTTATGTACAATTCATTATATTCGTTACAATTTAGTACATCTACCAGAGTTATACTGTCAATCATATATAGCATTGGATTATGTTGGTGTTGTTTATTAGTAAAACGAAATATGACAAACCTGCATACACTGATAAAATCAAAAGATGACTAATTCGATAACCGTGATTCAACTTGTTCAATGAAATATTCCTCAGCTGGGTGAAGCAATGCACCTACACCAGACTTAGAATTAATCTCTCGAACTGTGCGATATACTATTGTTTCAAGGTTATTATCATGACAGTTATTCTCCGTATCGAACTGTAATTCACGGGTGATATAAACGTCAATATCGTTTCTCGTTGGGTTGTCGTTTCCCGGAATAAGTTGCACCATTTTACTATTTTAATATTATGTAAATAGATATAGCATTTTGTATATATATCATTTTCATAATATGTCAATTTTACTTACACCCGACTGGACCCTCCCCTCATCCCAGTCGAATTTTATATGGTATTGTGCGTGGTTGTCTCTTCCATCTACAATATATGCGTCGTCTCATCCTGTATCTGCACACCTTGCGATAATCCCCGCTAGTGTTTTCGCGACATCTCTTCTATACTGGCGAAATCCTCTACGTAATTCATGGCGTCGGAAATTAGATATGATTGCTGTGGCATTTGGCGTGTTATATCAGACATATTATGCATTCAATACAATTCACGACAATATCCAATCAATTCTTACATATACATCACTTATCGTATGTTCAACCGGATGTTATGGTCTAAGCATTTATTTTATGAAATGCGGGCATATATGGTCATCAACATATGCTCACGCAAGTATTCATATCATTGCAAATATTGCGAATATAGTTTTGTATAGTTCAATAAAAGACACCCAAATACCAAAAAAATAATAACGATAATATATAATAATATCATGTGTTACAGCGTAGAGTCTAGCGCAAAGACGACTTTAATGTCTATAATTGCTACTGTTATATTACTACGTTCTAATATTCCTCATTTCCAATGGTTGGGTTTTACATTAATTGGATGGGGTGGTATGCAATTTGCAGAATTATTATTATGGCTTACCAACCCACGCAAATCATGTACTACTGCAAATAAACTTATAACAACAGTATTAATACCGTTTATATTAATCTTGAATGCATTATGTCCAGTATTGGGTTCATTTTTTGTAAAACCGTGGTCTCAAAGTAATGAAACTCGGCGTTTGTTTATTTTATTGTATAGTATTGCCGCTACTATATCACTGATATTGTATTTTTATGGAAGTCCAGTGAAATATTGCACTACCGTGACAGAAAAAGGTCACCTTGATTGGTGGGTATCCGAATGGTCTGTATTGGATTTTAAAATAAAACGGTTATTTGCGACAACAGTTTGGCAAATTATAATCATTCTTCCTTTTATTGTATTATGGGATGTATCGTATAAGGCAGTTATTGTATTTTCTATATTACCATTAATTGGTTATTACAATGGGTTTAAAACTGATGCAAATGGTAGTATTTGGTGTCATTATGCTAGTTTCACGTCGATTGTTTCGCTGATAATGTATGGGTTATATGTTACGAATACTTATAATATTTTGAAATAAATATATAAACACATCACTGTACATGTAAATAATATTGATAACGAATATTATTTACATAATGAAAGTCATTATCAATAATAATATATACGACATAACCACATTTATTTCAGAACATCCTGGTGGTGCCAACGTATTTACAGAAAATAATTGCGATATTCATGATGACATTACGGACCTTACCGATAAGTTCAATGAGGTAGGGCATTCAGAATATGCGGTCAATTTACTTGGAAATTATAAAGTGGAAGAATTATCCGAAGATGACCCCCGTTTTAAACGAGATAAAAAACTAGAATATAATAAGACCAAAATATCAAAACTCATCACGCATGAAGACACATATCATGTACATAAATCAATGGGTATCATTTCGCTTTTGAATTACGTTTATCTTTTTTTTGATTTTTTTTATAGTGGCGCCACCGCAGAAATTACTCTGCGAGGTGTAGATGGTGGATTTATTGGACTTACATGGGTTCATACAATTCTTTCACTTTCCGCACTTCAGTTTCTTATTCCGCGCACACGGACAGGTATTTTACCGATGATTTGGCAAGAATTTCGAGCGCATTCAATCATATTTGCAGCGCGTAGTTTTCTTATAATAAATGCACTATATTTTCTGTTTGATTCAAATGATACTACTTCTTTACCGGCTCTCGCCATGCGTCTTGCATTTATACTTATTGCAATGAAACTTGCGGATATAAGCACAGACCATCTTAGAGAAAACCGAAAAGAGACAACAACAGCGACGATGCCTTACTGGAGTGATTGTCCAGCATCATTACAGAGCACACTTAAGTATTTCTACACACATTCGCAAATGATGGCGACAGTTATGTGTCTTTTTGGTAAAATACCGTATATACTTGCAGTAGCGTTTCCTATTCAATTTGCGTCCTTTCTTATGACGCTTGTTCGTAAAAATATTATTTCTGCATTCTGGTATCATATGTTATATAGTTGTAGTCTGTTTCTAGGGTATCTAATTGATGCAACAGAACCTCTCATGTATGCAACTGTGTTTATAGGATTTGCTCTAATATATGCACGGGTCAATTTAAAAGTGAATAAATATATTCTATGGACAGTAGTTGCTTTGACTGGCGGATTTTTCAAGTACGCGACATCAGAAGAAACAACAATGCATGATATTATTTCTAAGTTAAAGTTATTTGCCATACCAATGGTTTTGGTTTATACATATTATCTCGCGAACAATGGGTCAAATGTGACATTCTCAAAATATGTATCTGATATAATATTTGATAGAGAACATACTCGCGAAGAATCAAATCATCGAGTTGAGAATAATATTACATATGGAAAACGAGAAGGAGAAATATATAACAAAATAACGGTTCAGTTATGTGAAAAATATGAAAAATATAAACCTGGAATGTATTTTAATTTGTACTTTGATACAAAAAAACGTCCTTATACGCCGATAGAGTTGAGTTCCGATATTACATCTTCATCAAAAGGTGATACCGCAACATTTCTTATTAAACGGACGCCAAATGGCGAAGTTAGTCCAAACATATGCGATAAGTATTTGATAAACCAAACCGTATATGTGAAGGGGCCTTTCGGACGTAAATATTACGATACATCACCAGAAGTAAAGTCGTTCGTGTGTGATACTATCAAAATTACCGCAAAATATATTGTGATGTGTTCATGTGGTTCGGGAATAACCCCATTTTATAGTATGGGTATTGCATGGTCTAATGATGATATAACCCAACAATCTTCCGATGACAAACGGGTTCAAGAACTTCATTATATATCGTCATATAGAACGCGTGAAGATGCATTATTACGCGTGTCGCTTAAAACAAATAATGTACATGTGAAAGAACGACTATTTATTTCGAATGAAAATACGAAGCTAACTCCTGCAACTTTAATCGATTATTTGACAGATATTATCGAAAATCCGGATGAAACAAACACACCGCACGACATCGCAGTATTTATTTGTGGCACTCCTGCATATTCGCAAATGATTAAAGATGCGTGTTCTATTATTTCTAACTCTGTAAAATGTTATGAATGGTAATAGCAGATACAAGAAAACATTTTATTATATTTGAATTGTATAGTAATATAATAAAATTTCCGATGAACCTGAACCAAAATTATCTTTTACTAATAATGCTTATTTCATATTGCATTCCTATTGTATTTGTCTATTATAGATACAATACATATGGTGCGCAAAGTATTTCAAGTATTATTACTGGTCAGGAACCGTTATTTACAGTGAATGATGCTGATAGTATAATGAATACACGCGCATTCAATCTCTTTCAAACGAGACACCTTATTGCTGGTTGCATGCTTATTATGGCGGCATTTACTATATTATATGAATATCAGCGATGCAAAATGTATATGAATTCCCAATTGTGGTCATTATTTACGATTATTATTCTTTTACTAGGAATATTCGGTGTCATTTACATTCCTGAAACAAACTCGCTTCATTATGTGTTTGGCACTGCTGCATTTTTCGCGATAATCGGTTTTATGGTTGGTCATACATATCACCATTACAGCCACGGTGGTCATACAATTGGCGCCAACCTTCGCATTATTCTTTATATGCAAATACTGTTTATGGTGATAACTGTATTATTTCTTTTACAAAATATTTCTATTTTTGTAGTGGAGGCACTTTTCCTGGCTAATTTTGCTGCATTTTACTTATATATCCATTTTCACAATTTTTCCAATTCGATATCGCATTCCAGCCGTTGATGATGTAAGTTTGTGCGATAATCGTGAATATACTGGTACATTAATATTCCACCGGATAACGCTAAAAATACGAGTGAAACACCTATAACTGCATCAAATGGCTCATTGAAACAGACAAACGAATATGTCAGCTGGATAACACGGCGAATAATATCGAGCCCGCTAAGCAGTATATTCGCCGGAATTACGCTATTCTTACTATTCAGAATGTAAATTTTATTGAACATATAAAGCTGCAATCCGAATGCGATGAAAAAATACATTGTTGTTGTTCCAGCTGTAATTGGTGGGGTATGTTTCGTAGTATAAAATACCGCCCATGGCGCAACAATAATAAAGTATGAAGACTGAAACATGATTTGGAAATCGATATTTGGCATAATATCACCGTATAGTGACATTGAGTATTCGATTAGGTTATTATACGTTGAATTCAAAAAACATGAGACAAAAATGATTACAGTATTTTGAATAACATTTCCGCCGTGGTTATCAGAACTTTCGGAATACTGAAGTATGTATTGTCCCGCCGCAATTGAATGGGATATAACCAGTGCTGCACAACTTGCATAATAAAGTCTCGTTACTGGTTTTTTTAATAAGATTTTGAACCACATAATATTGAATATAATAAACCCCGACCGTAGTATTGTATAATAACTCAATGTAACGGTGTTTAGTGCATAAAAAACGAATACAGTTTCAATAGTATAAAGCATGCTGGTGATAATTGGATATTTTAATACATGCCTGCGTTCAGGTTCAAAATATATCTTTATTCGGCTCCATGAGAATTTGCGTATAAAAAATAGCCCGTAAAATGGAGTAAATACTATACTAAGAAGGACATTGAACCATTCGTTTTTGTAGTCGTAGTTATTCGTAATGTACTTCATACAGATTAGGTATTCGGTTAATGTTCCAACAAATAATATGGAATTTAGAATGAGGACCCAAGTCATAAAACCAATGATGGTTAATTACATAATATTTGTAAATACGTCTATATCTGTTCTACAGATAGTACATATTTTTTACACTGGGTTTTTTAATGAAAAGTATCAAGCTAGTGTCGCTGATTCAACTAGCGCCGCCGATAGAATACAACCTGCTGAAACCAATGGAATTCCTATGATTAAGATAATAAACCCCTCAGCAGGAGCAGCCGCCCATGGGGGGAAAAAACATAAGAAAAAAACTATTCGTAAAAAATATACAAAAAAAGGGATGTTAAAAAAATCAAAGAAGTATCGTCGTCGCCGCGTATAGATACTATGCGTTTCCAGAATTGTAAAAAAGACATAAACCCAACATTATATACATTATAGTAGTATGTCAGCTGTGAAAAATAGATATAGCACACCAGAACCTGAAGCGCCAGATTGCCAGGATTGGACCACTATCACGATGAGTAAGAACCGACCCCAAAAAGAGAGCGCCTCCTCGCATCCAGCCCGGTCTTTCATTAGTACATGTTCCACGAATGTGAATTCTGCATCGGCCGTTGTAGCAGCTACTACTCAAAAAGTAAGTGGTAGTGGAAATGACGACACAAAAAAGACCAAGTACATCGCGAAGGTCACCAGCGACGCCGTAAGAACCGCGCGATGTGAAAAGAAGCTAACGCAAAAAGAGCTTGCTCAAAAATGCAATATGGATGTGAGCATCATCGCGGAGATTGAACGAGGAGGATGTGTGTATAACGCGACGCATGTGAATAAAATACAGTCTATACTAGGATGTAAAATTCCTAGGGCGTAATAATAATACCATTTACCCGCGATATATGATGAAGCGTTCTTCTACAATACCTTCTTGAGTGAGGAATTCCGAAATCTCAGATGAATAACTACCCTGTAATACGATAAACTCCTTACCAGTTTCTTTATCTTTTGCAATATGACCACCGCATGAAAGTACATCCTTACTCTTGAGTTTCTTTAGTATCTTGACGAGATTAAACTTATCTGCAATACCTTCTATTTTAGTTATTGTTTTTTTTCCTCGATGAACACTTATCATGATTTTATTTCCGAAAACGTCATCATCGTCGTTATTGCCATCATATGTATCGTGATGTATTCCGCCTACATTGACGCCGATACTGTTACAACAGCGATTGGCAATGTTGAGTGGGACGATGTTTGAAAATGCATTAGTTGAAATTTCGGTAGTAGAGGTGCCAACTGACATGACTTATTGTATTATATATAATAATGTATTTAATTGAATTATATATAACAAAAAGAAACTTAAATATTCTAACTAGTAATAATACATATTAACAAAGTAAATGGGTGGAAACAAGCATCATAAGAAACCGAGTAAATCGGGTAATAAATCGAAACATTCTGCCTCGTCGAAGGACAATAAGAAGCCTGTTACGATTGAAGATATTTCTCCCGAGTTTCAGACGATTATCCTTGATTTTCTTCGCGATATTGACTGTTCATTCCCCGAGTACCGGGAAGTCCTTGAGAAGTATTTAGGATATTCGCATGAGATGAAGCCGATGCCGAATGAATTGTATATTGAGTTATTTACTCATTGTCGCTCGGTGTATCCAGTCAGATTTTTTGATATTTTGTACAAGAATGAGGCAATGTTTGCGGCTGGTACTACCGATATAAACTCACAAGAAAAAGCCGATGCCGACACAAGTATCGAGTTTCTTCCAGGGGTGGATTTTCGAGATATTTGGGCGACAGAAGATATTACGGATAATACCAAGGATATTATTTGGAAGTATCTGCAACTTATTCTTTTTTCTATCGTGAATAATCTATCTGATATGGGTTCATTTGGCGACACAGCCAAGTTATTTGAAGCCATTGATAATAGCGAATTAAAGACCAAATTGGAAGAGGTGATTGGAGAGATGGGGTCAATGTTTGAAGGAGGTGGCGTTAATTCATCACAAGAGCAACCTAACTTGGATGAAACCTTTAAGAAGGCAAGTGAGTTTATGAACAGGGCATTTGAAGAAGGTGAGCAGCGGCAGCAACAGCAGCCTGGAGGTCCATCCACATCGTCGATGCCGGATGCGAGTTCAATTCATGAACATCTCTCATCTATTTTGAACGGTAAAATAGGCAAGCTTGCCAAAGAGATTGCAGAAGAGACGGCAGCCGACCTTAATCTTGACATGGAGAATGAGACGTCGATGAAAGGTGTATTTCAGCAACTCCTCAAAAATCCGGGTAAGTTGTCCGGTATTATTAAGACGGTAGGAACTAAGCTCGATACAAAACTGAAGTCGGGTGAATTGAAAGAGAGTGAGATTATGCAGGAAGCGAGCGAGCTCATGTCAAAAATGAAGAATATGCCGGGAATGAATAATTTGGCGAGTATGTTAAGTAAGATGGGAATGAATATGCCGGGTGGTGGAATGGGTGGTGGAAAGGTGAATTTTGGGGCGATGCAATCGCAGCTGAACAAGAATATGAAACAGGCGCAGATGCGCGAGCGCTTGTTGAAGAAAGTACAGGATAAACAAGCGGCGACGGCAGCAGCGGCGGCAAGTTCTAAGGTACCATTAGGAGGCGCAACAACGGCTGTATTTACATCGGGAGAGAAGCCCGCGAAGACCCCCCGCACACCAGGACCAGCAGTAGAAAATACGTCGTCTGCGCAATCGAAAGAGAAAAATGATTAGATTCCATTCTAGGTAATATATAAGTATTAAAGTATATAATTCTTATATATAGTAACAAAGCGTAACTAATGAGTAAAGACCAAGTATTTTGGCTGGAAGACCCAGCTGTTCTTATGAACAAGGATTATATTCGTGAAATATGGCCGCAAAAATCAATGGAGCCTCCTGCAAAATTAAACGCGATTACTCGCTTTGTTATTCTCGCAACGATTTTAGGATACCTCATTACATCATCGTTCGCGCTCTTTATTTTAGGCGCGATTACTTTAGGAATTATCGTGATTATCTATAATTTTATACATAAAGGTAAGGCTGGTATGGAAGAAGAAAAGGCGAAAAAAGTATTAAAAACGAAAGAAGGATTTGCGAATAATATAGACAAACCAGAGATGTACGAATTAATGCGTGATGAATTCACTGCACCTCGCCCTCAAAACCCATTGATGAACCCATTGATACCGGAAATCATTGATGATCCTCAACGTAGAAATGCTGCACCGTCATTTAATCCTGCAGTAGAAGCAGATATTAACGAATCTACGAAACGTTTTGTCAGCGGAAGTTTTGACACGAATGCAAGTAATGTAATATTTAATGGGTCGAATGTACCATCAGAACTACCGAACCATACGCCGGAAGAGACATATGGAAAATTATTTGGAACTTTAGGTGATAATGCGGTTTTTGATTCATCCATGCGACAATTTCATCCTGTTGCGAATACCCGTATTCCGAATGACCAAGATGCATTCGCAAAATTCTGCTACGGAGAGATGAAGTCATGTAAAGAGGGTGACGAATTTGCATGCGGGCGTATTAACTCGAGGTTGGGTGGAGTAGTAGGTCAGTAATATTTCTATTATTCATGTCTTTTCAATAATATTATTATTTATATATAGAATACAAAGAACAAAAAATGGCATACGTTCATAGCTTTACTTTCGATAATATGTCGCGGATTGGATGCGATACTGGCGATCTCTCGCAACGCAACGTCCAGAATTTGAATGCGGCCAACTATGCACTGAGCAACTTCTTTTCCACTGACTGTCAGATGGAACGACCAATACAGTTTGCAACAAGCCAGCCGAATGTATTTTACAAGGGCGGTCATGGTGGATTTGGTGGTTGCAATATTGACGCTAATTCTGAGCTGTCAATTGGAAGCCTGAATACTCACGCAAAGTGCAAGTTAAGCCTTCTTGAGCGTCCGTTTAAGACAGTTCCATATTTAGGGCGTGGAGCGGTGAATGTTGATTTCGAGTCCAAGATGCGACATGGTGATATCAATACAAATAAGAAGAGCATTACTCAACTTTCAGAACAACTTAACGCCACTCATACAGATTATCCTCTTCAGGAGGAATTTAAGGCAACGATTAATAATCCGGCGAATTACGTAGAAGGCGCTGCTGTGAATGGATGGATACGTGGAGGTGTGCCTTCTCGCGAGTTAGTCCGCGACCAAGAGAACTTATTTAGCGGTTCGCGATAATTATTACTACAACAATTATGACAACATATAAAGGTATATAACCTTATACTTTTATATATACGAGTATTATTTACATTATCAATGCAACAAAATCTCGAATACTCGGATGGTGGTAATGTTGATGAAATCGACCTCTCGGGCTACAACTATGACCTTGTTCCGACATATAAAATGATTGAAGACCCGGACGACCAAGATTCACTATTTCGAATTCAGTTTCTACAAGCATTTGGAATTAATGATGATGAATATCATCCGGATATTATTTCGGCAGTCATAGACGATTTGTATGAACGCTTTCGAGAGAATAATGGAATACGAGAGATTTTAGAAGCACATCCATTGTATCATTCGCATGATACTACATCGCTTTCACCATCAGACGAGGCCGACACCGACACCGAGACTGATGCCGATGCCGACACCGAGACTAAATGTAAATGTATTCATTTAAACGATAATAGTGAGATGATTTTTTGTATGATGTTTTCATTTCAACTGTTCGATTTGTTTCATACGTGTATTCGTCATGCAAAACGAAAAGAAGAAATACCACTAACTCTACGTGATGAAATTACAGAATGTTTTAGAAATATGTTTTAGTTAAGATGAACGACCGATATATTTAGGATGTACAAAGAATATAATAACATAACATATTAACACGTAATTCATATTTTATTGATTAAATGGCATCTACTAGAAACAAAAATACACGCACCGATTTTAAAATCGAGCAAAACTCTCAAAATCTTGCACGTAATTACGTCGCATTTGAAAATAGTTACGCAGGCAAAGCATATGAACCAGCCCTTGCATTTGAAAGTGTTGGAATTCTTCCTACCAAAATGTCACGCGAGCATTTTGCTCGTAATTCGGTGGATATTGAGTCTGCATTATTTGGGATCAATTCAACAAATCTTGTAGAACCACAAGCGGCAGTTGTACCACAACTAAAGCAATTACCGGAGGTGAAATTTTTTGACAGAATGGCAATGTTTATGCCGGAACCTCTTGTTGTAGAAAAAGCGGCGCGACCATTTCAACATGCACAACAAAAGTTGTTCTGAAATAATAGAGAAATATTCGTCTAGAACTGACTATAAAAAAACTATCATGTGATGACCGATAGAACATATAAGATGAAGAATACTATGATAAGTGTTGGCAGTATAAATATCTTTATGAAAACAGTATTCTCTGGCATAATTTCCATAATAGTATAAAATTACCACTATAAAAAATAACATCAGAATAAGCATAATATTGTATGAATTATTCTCATTTGCTTTACTATACAATACGTAAGCTCCATATAACACAATACATATAATAAATGTTCTATCTATTATTTTTGTTGTCGAATTTGGATTGTTGTGGTAGATGATAGATGATGTTGCTAGAAAGAAAAATAAAATACAATAAACAAAATATCCCATAAAGTGAGCGGTTAGTGCATTACTCATGAATAAAAACGATGAAAGTAATAACAATAATGAATTATCTTCTTTTACATAGTCGGTATTTGTCATTTTCTTTCACTGTTTGTATATATTAACTTATATAATATAAAACGTTAAATAAAGACATAAAACTATTTTCTGTGTTATTATCATAAACTGCTCTTTGACCCCCACGCAATCACATATTTTGATGCAAACGCTTCAATTCACTAACCCAAACCCCCGTACTTCTCCCGCTGGATTCTCGGGTTCTTTCAATGCCAATAACCAAGGCTACAGTGGAGCCGGTCGCGTGACTATCGGCAACGAAAATCGTAACTTGTTTGTGCAAGGCCAGGTTGGTGGTGGCTGGTCTGGACGCCCTAGTGTTGGCGGTATGGTCGGTGGAACTATCCGTTTTTAGGCGAATGTTACTATTAAATCGATATGTACTTCATAATAATTAATCTATGAATATATTAGTTATTATGACAAAAAAGAGCGTGTCGCGTAAGAAACGCGCTAATAAAACAAAACGTCGAAACCTTCTTCGTAATCGTAGTTATGGTAGTAGTAGGCAAACGCGAGTAAAACGTGGAGGAATGCTTAGATATGCAGCAGCAAGAGCAGCAAGAGCACCCGTTCCCAACCCTAATCAATTTAAAACAATTGAACAATTGAACACATTTTTTTTTCACAATATCGCCCCTTTATTTAAAACATATGAATATCATGTTACATCTAGTGAGCCTAAACCAGAATATGGAAATGTTGTTGTATATGGTGAGCGACATTATAATTCACCAATTCCAAAAGAATTAACAGATGAGTTTAATGAATTAAAATCGGTTATAAAGAAAACAAAAGAGGACGAGTTTAATCCAGTACAAATTTCTGGGAGAGTTATTGATTTATATAAAAAAGTAACAACTGCATTAGATGAACAAAAAAAAAGAAACTCACAGCAGCCTCATCTTCCTCCTGTAAATAGAACGATGTTTCCGTCTTCGAACAGAATACTGCACCAAATAGATAATGTTAAAAAATACGACCTGTCACAACCATCGTCACCACCACCACCGTTTAGAGGGATGGATTTAAAAACATCAATCGTAAGCAGGCCTTTCGATAACTCCCCAAAACCTACTGGTAATGAATTAACACCGCCACATGTTGTCTCAAAAGATGCTTACAGTGACAACGTCCCCCCACATAATTATGATTATCACGACCAAGTTGTTACTGAATTATTTCCAAATTCTCCAAATAAAACACCACTAACAACACCGTTAAACAGTCCTGGCGCTCCTTCAACAAAACAATCTGGTGACTACTACAATGGTGTCAGTAGTCCTGTGCCAATGCATCGGTTCGGTTAAGTTATCATGAACAATCAATATAATCTTGAATATGACCTTGCAAAGTATTTATCCAATTGTCCTATGCAAATATCGCCATTTGCCTTCTGTCTCGGCGTTGGAATACTTGTATGGCTCACTTCTGTAACCAAAACCTTTTTTCCACCTTGTAACCAGTAACAATACGGTGGGCTTTTTATATTTTTGCCATTGTGGCAGTGTTCTGTTTGATGTGATATCCGTAATTGCTGAGCGGCTTCAGAATACCAACCGAAATATACCGTTGTGTCTTCGGGATAAGGCGTGGATGGTGTGGTCGTTGGGCATGATGTCGTATTTGTGGTGGTAGTCATCGTTATTTGCGTGATTGATAATATTATAATATATATTATCAATTTGTTCAATTTTATTTCCGTAGTGGTACTTCATTACACTCTTACTAATCCACGTCTAATCCGGCAAACTGATTTTGTACCTTTACCGAACCAGTTGTTTTCGACCCTTTGACATGAACAGAACGCTCACCATCATCATTATTCGGAACTTCAATTGATAGAGATGGGACAGTTCGTCCGCCTCTAGAAGGACGAGCACTGCGAAATCCAGACTTTGTCTCTGTATCGAGTGCAGGTTTAGTTCTTTCAATCTGCTTATTTTGTTTCTGATGGAATTGCTTTTGTTGTGCATCTGATGATGATGAATGCACATCTGCACTACTTCTCTGTTCCGTAGTCGATGAAGGACTAGCATTTAAACATGCCAATTGTTGTGCTGGGACCAACTGATTCACATAATTAATAACAGTGTGTTTCGTAACAAATGTTCCAGCCGGCTTCATATTTGCCAAATAAACCTCATAATGTAGCTTATACATATGTGTCTTCAACTCACGGTCGTACTCTTTCAGCGGTTTTGTGGCTTTCTTCACATAATGCTCAATATATGCGTCGTATAGTCGCTGGGTATATTCATGCAGACGTTCGCGAAATTGGTGAAATGCACGTGAATGCTGTTGATGATACTTCAAATATTCGTCAATTGCTCGGTCCTTACGCAACTGAAGATATTGTGCCAACAATTTCTGCTCCATACCCTTGCGTTTCTTAACGCTTTCATATTTGGGGTTACGCTTCTTATAGCAAAAACCAGTGTCCTTATCTACAAATACAACACCTGGCAATTCAACACTGCGAGTATCTGCTGACGCATACATATTACAATAATCACTTACGGTATGAGGTGCAAATGTAGCAGTAGCAGTCACAGCCTCAGTTTCGATGTCGTCTGAAATGCATGTTAAGGTGGAAGGCATATGTGCAACAGACCCACCAAAGTTGGCAGAAAAGATATCGCGATTGATGCGAATTGCATTTACACCGACGCCACTATCTGAAGCAGAAAGTTGATAAACTGCAATAAGATACAACTTCGGCACAGTAATTGTATTCACAATTTGGTTTTTAGGGTGCTGAACTACAAATGAATAACAGTATTGCTTGGGAATATTATCAAGCCCGCCGGGAAGCAAGCTGAAAACTTCGCATATACGACGGCGCAAGACCTCCTGAACACTGAGTTTTTGAAATCCGCGTGGTTCTCCTGCAACAGTTTCTGACGCATCAACTTGTCCTTCCGTCGGTGCATCTGGTTGTACCTGTGGCGTCGCCGCTGCCTGTGCCTGTACCTGTGCCTGTTCCTCCGCCTCTGCTTGAAGAATGTGGTCAAATGACACCTCCCCGACGCAACTCTTCGTTGCAATGTACCACTTTCCATGAGTAGTTGCAGTATCTACCTTCCAAAACAAATTCACCATGATACCTTCAACCAACTCCTCTGCCGACAATGTACTACTTACAGAATTCACCTCTTGTGTCTTCAAGTCATCAACTAATGTTAGCATTTTCGGTGGTGCAACACAGCAAATATTTCCATCACGGTCAAATACAACTGACCTCAACCGTCCTACGGTAGAATATTGTTCAGTGGTCAATTTAGCACGGTCATATTTCAAAGTATAAAATATATTTGGTTCCGACGCAGGACCAGTTTTAGAGAAATGAAGTTGAAACCCCTTTTCAGAGCACCATTCGCGAATTGCATCGAATTCAGGTTTTTCAAGAGAGCTTGCTTTTAACTTATTCACAAACTCGGATAAATCGGAGAATTCAGACGTGGAGATAGAAAACATTACGATAATGTATATTACTGTATATTATCACATGATTAATCTTTATATCGGTTATCAAATAACATAATATTTTTGATATATATCTTAAAAATATATAATAACTAGATAAAATAGTAACTATATAGTATATCATAACATGGATTTGCCGGAACAGGTGGATGTTGTACCAAATGACCAAGCCCTAATAGAAGAAATAGATTACGAACTTCCTCCAGAACTTGATACTAGTGATGCAGATTCTTTAATGATACAACTCGGTGATATCATACAAATTGTAGCACCAACGCATCAGGAAATACACAACCATATCTTTTTAGTCGATTATGCGTCGTCACGTAAGTTCAAACTTATTGATACTGATACAGTAGAAAAGACAGAATTAAAACTAGATGCAACTGGACAATTAACCGATGAAAGTATAACATCTATCAAACTTTTAAGTAGGGCAGAAGATAAGGGATATGCCCGACAAAATAATTTAGTCGTATCCACGTGGGTTGATATTCGATTTGGCGGCGATGTTCCTGCTATTATTACAGGTATGATTACAAATGTAGAACATGATATGATTGAGATACGTACTTACCCAGAAGATGAAATGATATACATTGATTTCGGATATATGGGTATTCCAGAAGATATACCCATAGAAGAGATTAAGATACGCGCACCTCCACAAGCGTTTGCCGAAACGGGCGCGGGTGTTGCAGGTGCAGATGAATCAGAATTTCTCGCTATGGGTATGAACGCCCTTTCTCCTCGACCTGAAACAGGAGAGCTTACACCGCGTGAAGAACGACGACGACAGCGACAACTTGCGCGAAGCGCTGAAGGCGGTGAAGATGCGACAGAACAACCAATAGGTGAGTCAGAACACACTGTTTTATCAGATATTCGTTTAACTACTGGGCCTGCCTCTGCTGCTAGCGCCGAAATGGTTCCGACATCCGCGCTTCGAGAGAAGTTACGTTCAATAATAATCGATGCTGACCAAATCGAGATAGGTGAAGATTTGGACGTTCTTGTACAAACGGTTGATATTCCAGAAGAAAACCGCCGTTTTAATTTAGATAAGCAGTGTGATGACTTACTGGACACACTTATGACAAATGTTCCGTCTGTTGAAAAAACTCGGACGGTCGTTGCACATATTCAAAGAATGGTCATACGTTTTCGCGAACTACGACACAAATTCTCTCAGTTTGACGCGAATGGAAATCCGGTAGTTCCGCCACATAAAAGCGCACTGTACCGTCCTCTCGTTGATACATTAATGCGAATGGACCATGCACTTCGTTGGATTATTCCGATTGTGAAAACAAGGAAGGTCATTTATGATATACCGATTGATGAACAAACCGCGTCGGAAATGGACATTATACCCCGAGTTATTCAGGATGAGAGAGAGACAGAGGTACAACTTCAACGTCAATGGTATGACGGTTCTCTCACGTATGCACAATACATGGCAAATCTCTCTGCGCGGCATTTTACTCCTAATTATGAGCCGAAATATATGCAGGATGTAATCAGTACGCGTCAGGTGAATGAAAATATTACTGCGGTTATCGACAACTTGGACGATTTTTACTCGTCGGTTGTTCAAGGGGAAGAGATAAAACGCAGAAGATTTGTAATACAGAAATATAACCTTGGTATGTCTAAGGTGCAACTACAGCATATGGCCGCTGAAACTGCAGTAGGACCTGCAGCGGTTCTTAAACGAACAACCCAATTTACAAACCTTACTCCGAATGAACGAATGAATATCGTCGGGTTTATGACATTTCCTGAACCAGTTATTCATTATTCACGAATGTCACTTCCAAGTATTAATATTCTCGATAAATCCGACCTTAATACAAAACATGTTCATTATTGGGATATGTTACGACATATGACGTCGATTACAAAACATGATGTTGGCAGTCTGGACACACCGATTGATTTGAATGCTCACAGCATTCTTCATGAAATCAAACAATTCGTTCTTGCACCGGAAACAGGAGCGGGATTAGGTGCAGCTATGAACGAACGAGAGAAATACCGGAAATTTTTGGAAGTTATTATACCGAAAACCCGTAATATATTTGAAATGATGCGTCAGTATATTCATGGACGCCTTACACTGCAAGACGTTCTTGCATTTATTGAGCCGTTTCTCATATATCAAGACGACCTTAACGTGAAACAATATGATGAAATCGTAACATTTTTATATGAACGTGTTCTTGAATATAAACGTAATTATGCTACAAATTTTCGTAAATTTGGCCGATTGCGCGCATATCATTACAATGTGCGGTATATGGGTGTATCCATGATTTATAATCTCATCGTAACTGGTCGAATGATGGATGCTGATGTATTTAAAGCATATGGGTTTCAAGATACGCAAGTAAGATCGGCAACTGCGAGTGGTGGTGCCTTGGATGACAGGCAGCGTCAGCAACTGCGTGGTCGAGCTTATGCTGCAGGATTAGCCGAACAAACCGAATACAATGAAAATTTATTGACTTCTTCAGAGCTTCTCTCGCGAATGTTGGCGGTAGATTATGCCAAGTTGTATATGGATGCTGTTGCAATCACAACCACCGAACTCATTACACCCTTTGATTTTAACCTTGTTTTGGGCGAACAAAGCCAGCAATTACGGGATGCAGGTGCAATGCGGAGTGGTGCAACCGGTCAAAACATTGGTGATAGACGAGGCCGGCAGGAAGGAGGTGCGCCGGGAGGGGGCGCTGCTGCGGTGGAACTCCCGAAGCGTTTCAATATGGTCCTCGCGAAGAATTATCCAAACCAGGAAGCGGTTGAAGAAGATAATGACCGCGACGATCCTATTTTCTTTGATAAGAAATACGACACTACCGATTATGCATTCTTGGAGTCGTACCGTGAAGAACAAGAACGTATGAGTTCTATTGATTTCGAAATGTTCATTGTGGATGAACTCATTAAGAAGAAGAAAATGACGTATGAAGATGCAAAGAAGGAGATGGAAGCGATACTGACTGGACCTGGATTACGAACTGTCAGCGATGGCGACTATGCAGTTGTTGAAGAAGAAGAATATGTAGAACATGAAATGTCAGGAACTTCACGACAAATGTTCCCAAGTGAATACGACGACCTAGGAACAACAGAAACCCGGTATTTATATTATAAGCGCGAAAACGGTAAGTGGGTGCGTGATACCAGTCTTCCAGATCTTGTTCCTAGTAGTGACATTAACTATTTCTGTAACGTAAATCGCAGCTGTATTCCTTTGGCAATAGATGCAACACGTAATATGATGTCACAAACTAGTGAATTCGGACGCATGGAGGGTATGAGTGATAGTAGTAGGGATAAAGTAATTGCCGATATGACTAGCAAGGAAGGCGTCGATGTCATCAGAAAATCATTCTTAGATAAAATGAAGGCAGAATTCGATGTAAAGTATCAAGTAACCCGAGACAATTTCATGGAGTTTGTAAATAAAAAATTCGAATACGACCTGAAAAACATTGCGCGTATTAGCGAAATTCAGCACAAAGAATTTTACAAGTACAACGACAGGAAATACAAACTTGGATTTCACGCAGCAGCATCGGCATCTGGTGCAAGAGATGATGATGCAGAATATGATGATATTGATGCACTCATTTCGCCAATGGAACCGCTCAAAGATAAGATTGTTGCTCAAACCGATTTCGTGAAACGGCAGCATGACATTATGCAATTTATTACGAGTTTCACGCGTAAGGCAAATGAAATCATGGATGAAGACCCGAATTGGTTGTATTGTATCAAATCAAATGCCAAACTGCTACCATCCTTTTATGAAACGATTGCAGTGGCTTTTCTTCAATCGTCTTCTTCATCATCATCTGCAAATTCATTATCTGTTGTAATCGATACGATATGTAAAGAACGCGGTACAATAAGTGATGATGGAGAGGCGTGGGTAGATAAATATAGCGGCGCGCTTATTAAAAAAATAGAGCACATTACAGATGAAGGGTATGATGAGACCGGATTTCGTCTCGTCACAAGAGATATTATTGAAGCCGACCTAGGAGAAGGGGTGCTTAAGGTTGCAAAACCGGCCGCGTCGGCTTCTGCATCGGCGGCTGTAGCTGGAGGAGGTGGTCTTACCGGAGTAAGTATTCTTGAAAAATATGATAGTCCAAATGCTAAGATTATTAATAATATAATTACTACAATGACCGGTTATATGGGTATCGATTTACACTCTGAACGCGAGTTTATTATTCAGAATACTCTCGCGTTATTGGTTTCATCGGTTCCATCTGAAGAAAAATATCGAGAGAAAGCAGATAAATTCTTCCTAGAGAAAGGAAAGCATCTTGCCCCGTATAAAGAAATATTTTTCCAGACTCTGCTTCTTCTTACATTATCTTATCTTGGTATTTCTATTCAATGCGTGATACCTTCTCCAAAAACTCGTAAAACACATGCTGGATGTGTTCGTTCATTTTCAGGCTATCCAATTGATGGCGATGGCGATGTATCGGGTATGATGTATATTGCATGTATCGCATATAAAATTAAAACGAGTATCGAACCGTGGAATACTTTGAAATCTTTCAAGAAGGAAGCCGATATTCTTGCAAAGATGAAAACATTAATGGATACATCAATATTGACAAAACCGCTCATCAAGGAACGACTACAGGCGAAACGCGACTACTTGCGCACAAAGGAGGGGGGTGCGGGTCTAGGGGAAGCCATTCCTGAAGAACTATCTATACTACGATGGGGCAATTTTATGCCTCCGATGAAATCTCTCGACAATATGCCAACGCCTCAGAATGTTGCATCAGATTTCACGAACCAACTTATTACTGATATGAAACGTGGATATCATGGTCAGCATGATAAACTCGCGGTGCTTGAAAGTAAGTGTCAGTATTTCGGTCTCTCTATTCAACAAATGATACATCACATCGTGAAAAATAGCAGTCCGCTTCTTCTGAATATGGCAAGCGAACCATTTCTTGAAAATGCGTGCTGTAATGAGCCGATTGACCGACGAAGCAAGCGAGTTATTGACTATTTTATGGAGCGCGAACAGAATATACATCATCATAACCGTATTATCGCATTCTTGACGAAAACGTTGAGAGAAATGGCGGTGATTACACGTCCAACAACTATCATTGATAATCGAAATACGCGTTTTCAGTATCCGAATATCCCTGCTGCATTTAACGAACAAACCATTTACCGAGCATTTATTCATTATTGCAAAATGAACCAACAATATGCGCAGCAACAAACTTCATCGTCGGTCGGTGACGCGGCTAATCCAGTCGCAACTGCTATTATGATGTATTTGCATCCCGCACTTCGAGAGATTTGTCCATCGAAACCGCAAGATTGGGCGTCATCGGATACAATCGAAACTAAAATAGCAAAACTGAAAAAAGACTCGAGTATATTCGATGACAAGAGCCTCGAGAGATTATTGAAAGCTGTGAATGCACATAAGATGGTGGATGCCGGGTATAAGACCGCAGTTCGACCACAAGAAAACACACAGTTTCAGCGATTTCAAGATGCAGTTCTTTACTTGGAACGATGCGACAGTGAAGGTGTTGCGGCCGAAGAAAGACGCAGCGAACTTGACCAATCGATTATTCCGAGAGAATTACGGCAGCTTATCTTAGCAATTCTTCAATCACAATCCCCACAGTACGTCCAAGAAGATACAGAAGAAATGCGCGACCTGAAGAACTATTTACAAAGAAAGAACAGAGAGATGCGCGAAACTGTTGTCGGGTTTCTACAGCAACATGCAAAACAAACGAAGGCCAAGTTTCGAGAGATTGAGAAAATCATCGACACGGTTCTTGATTTTGAAATTAATAAGAGTAGTACAGTTCTAATGTCGGCTACAGACGAAACAAGAGCGAAAAGTATTCAATTCATGAAGAATACGCTTACACGTCTCATCGATGTTATTCCGTCCATTATTCATTATGGCGTAGATTTCGATGATACGAATATTCCGAAACATTGGGGTTTCTCTCCGACACATATGAAGGATATCAAGGGCATTATTTCGTCACATTATACATCTCTCAAGACATTCTATAACGACCATGTAATCAAAGAAGTCCTGCGTCATGCAGAGCATCATGTTCGTGACTTAAAGCTCATGTCGGAAAATACGCCGTTCATGGCAGAGATTTTCTTTGATGAAGAGAAAGATGCAAAGATTGCGGCGGCGGCGGCTGCATTGGCGGTTCAACCTCATGGTGCAGCAGCGAATATTCCTCGCGAAGTTGATATCGAGAGAGAGCTTGGCGAACGCGTACCTCATTCAACACGTAAGAATATATTCACAATATATTCCGTGTTTGACCGAAGTATTGTATGTAATTTGTATCTCTTCTATTTTCTCTCGTTTATGCGAACTTTCGTTCAACTCGTCGTTGAGACGCCGATTACGATTTATCAAACCGAACCAACCAGATTAATACGACGAGGAAAATCTTCTGGAAGTGCTGTTGGCGCAAAGTCGGCGAAAGCCACAATGAGTAGTAAGCGTATGGTCGCTACAAGCTTTGTATCACCTACGACCGGTGCCATCTCTCGAACCGCCGCGTTTCGTGAAGACGAAGAAGAAGAACGAGATGATATCGATCCACATTCTCGTCTCTATTCTATGGATGCTGTGTCAGCCGACAAAGGACAACTTGTATCAGAATTAGATATGATGATGGGTGATAAAAAAGCACTTGGATTACGCGTAGCCGAATTAATGGTCGCGTATCTTCGTATTGTTGAAAAAGATAAATCGGCAATAAACTTCAACCTCGCAAATATTAAAGAGAAACTCACACGTGTGAAAGATAAAGAGAAAGATGGTGTCGTCGAGAGAATTGGCGCCATGTCTGTGGGTGAGCGGCAGTTAGAAAATATGATGAAGACACATAAGATGGGGATATGGAGCCGTGGAACATCACAAACTGGTGTAGTTATTTATGACCAAGATTATTATGACGAAGAGCGCGATGAGATGGAGAAGATCGCACAAAAAGAACGACAGCTTGGTCGTAGAGACTATGTGACAGATATGAACCGAGAGATTTATCTAATGGACGCGTTGGAAGCCGACCGTGTTGCAGCTGAAATCGAGGCGCATGAGCTTGATATGTCATCGGGTATTCCAGAAGATGACGATGCTGGGGAAGATGATACCGCGTTTATTCATCGACATGATGATGAAGGTGAAGGGTATGAAGGCGGCGGTGGTGGTGCGGCAGATTGGGAATAAACAAGAAATAGTAATTTTTAATACCCGAATAATATAAATAAGTAGAAAATGAACCAGAAGGTTATTATTTATATTATTCTCTCGGGATTATTATTGTACCTTTATTATCGAACACGCGACATTACGATTTTTGCAAGTTTTATTGTTGTTGTTACGATGACCATGTTCGAAAATGGGGTAGAAGAAAGAGAGGGACTTAAAAATAGCGGAAAACGCAGTGGTGATGGTAGCACACTATGCTCAAATATAGGTTTTAAAGTACCAAATATTAAAAATGATGATATTATTGATGGTTTAGAAAGTGCGATGAAAAATATAGAGACAGTTGCAGATAATAATTGGCCTTTTAAAGATATAAATGGTAATGAACCAAAAACGAATAAAGCAAAGAGCTCGATGGAAATGATTTCAAATAACGCATTTATTAAGAGAGAATCAAAAAAAATAGAGGAAGATAAAGAGAAACAAGAAGCTGCTTGGTCATTTGCATTAGGGTCCGCTGGGATGTATGAGGTATTTATAACCAAACCGGATGAAAAAAAACAAAAGAGTTATATTAAAGATTTTGATTCTAAATTTTTAACCAAAGCAATCAAAGGAGGTGAAACCTATTTATCACTTCTGAAAAATAATCATGACCATTTGAAAAAGGAATACAAAGCACTTGAAGCTGAATTTGATAAAGATGTAAAAAAATTATCGAATTATATGATTTGTCTTTGCAGACAATGGATTTCTATCTGGAAAAGCTTACAAAAAGCGAAAGGTAGTAATGATTAAAAAGTAATATTGTAATATACTAGTAGAAAGACTATTACAATATACGATGAACACAATGAAAAATATAATCCGAAATAATTTAGCAGGTGCAGCCATTTTATTATATGTTGGCATTTTTATGCTGGTTCAATACATGAACCCATCATTTATTTATAACGACGACGGTAGTCTGCGCGAATTTGGCATTGGATATTCAAGTAAAACAATTTTTCCAATTTGGTTGGTTGCGATAATTTTGGGTATTCTCTCATATTTAACAGTATATTACATATCTAGACCCGCAATCCGTGTATTTATGTGATGATGATATATATATCGTCCTAAAAAGTCTCATAATTAACTTGTAATCGTCATAATCTTATTTTTCTCTGCATCCGCTTTCTTCTTCGCTTCGTCTTGCTTCTCTTTAAGTACTTGAGCCCGTATCTTCTGTTGTTCGGGCGTGAATGAACAACCGATATTCAGTAAATAATTATAACTGATACTAACCGCCAACATACCGCATAATACTAACCAAACAAATTCACCGATGATTGTTTTCATCATTAAAAATGACCTGATTTTCTCCAGGTCGTCTATTTTTGCAGAGGGTCGGATGAGACGCGAGTCTTTAAAACTATCCCAGAAACGGTCAAGATTATCAAGGTTGAGTTCATTGAGAAGAATAGATTGGTCTGTATAAATTTGTTCTAAAGCACGTCCAATATCACGTTTGTTCTTTATTTCGTCAGATGGTATGTCTGCGATATTTTGTAATTCGTTTGCGCCACCAACTTGCCCTCCAGTTGCACTTTTTTGAGAACCTGGCGCTAAATCAAACTGTGGCGTTAAAATATTGTCAAACACTTCTTTCAAGTCTGTAACGGCCGAAACAAAGATAAATCCGAAAGTGTTACTAAACGGTGTCAGCCATCCAGGAAATACAATTAATGCTGATTTTAAAACACCTAATATAAGGAACCATGGCAATAGAGTTGCAATTAATGCGGTTTTCTCCTGGTCAAATCCACAAATATCTTTCGACATTGCGAGGTTAATAAAGTATTCACCTGTCACTAGTACGAGGAAAAATAAAAACATTATTCCTCCGCTTAAGATACCCTTTTTGGTATATTTGTAATACGAATATGCTCCAAAAATAGCTAAGAAATATAAAATTGCAACACTTGAACTTAGTTCTGCCATGAATGAATAATGAAGTAATGAATAATGAAGTAATGTTTCTGTATTACACTATACCAGGATTATTTTGTATCGTTCTCTCACGTCGGTCTATTTCTTCGCATTTGTTGCGTTTTCATTGTCTCGTTATTTTTTCATATTATAATAGTTAGCTAGTCTTCATCCACCTTATTATTATTGATGAGCGACCAAGCGTCAGCCCCAACATTGACCGAACCCGGTGTGCGATATTTCTTGAGTAAATCTCTCGAGCAATGTCATAAGGTAAAGGATTATTACCATACGCAAACCTTTAATTTCACAGCAGGTGTTGCTTTTTTTATCTGTTTAGGCATCTTTCTATATCTTCGTTATAAAGGCAAACCGACATCAGAAGAATTAGCAGCAAAGAAACAACAGCAACAAGAATACATTCTCTCGAAATTGAAAATGGTAAATGCAACCCATTATGCGCAAAGTAAAGGAATACCGATGGATTGTCGAATCCATCCAGCTGGGAATGGAATGGGGATGCTCACGAATTTACCGCTATGGAAGAGCCCCGATGAAGATTATTGGAAACGTAATTATGCGTAAGTGATACGTGACATAGACTATAAGAATAGATATAGGCGTAGGATGTAACAAGAGATTTATCTATTGTATTTATAGTAGTAGAGTTATTTATCAAGATGAATGCATCAGTGTATCAAGATTTACATGCAGCAATTCAAGAACGTTCGCAACAACAATATGGAGGAAGTCGGCACGGCAGCGCAGCAGCGTCGCGTATTGCCGAACAGAAACGCACACAAGATATCCGTGATAATTTAAAAAAAGCCACACGTGTTTTACTCGAAGTAACAAAAAAACAAGAAGATGCATTAAAAAAACACCTTCAACGTGCTGCCGACCCAAACGAGTTTCGTGGCATGATTTATCCATACCAACTGATACCAGAAGATGAACGTAACAAAATAAACGATGCAATTCATGGATATTACTCGTTGAAAGAAAAGTACAACGCTGCGCTTGAAAAGCGTCGTCAGCGTTTAATGAACGACCCAATCATGAACTGGAATTCGCTGTCGGCGCAACAAAAAACCAGAAGACTTTCAATGATTAAACCTGCGTGTATTGTTTGTAAGCAAGAAGGGGGGTCGATTTTCACCGAGTCAGACGGCGTTTTGAAGGCCATTTGCGGCAATATCTCTCAACCATGCGGATTTCATATTGAAGTTATGCGCGGCAAATACATAAGTTTAGAAACATTGATGAACGAGTCTCTCGAAGAGGTTCGTGCTACGAAAGATGAAATCATTCGGATGAAGTTGGACATCTTATTCAGTTTCATAAGTGAAGATGAACTTATAGACAAGTTTGACGGAGTACAACATAAGTTGCAGGAACAATTAAAGATGTACTCCGAGTTTCGTACATATTACTTGACTGTAACGGACAACGATGACCGTCGTAAAGATACCGATATACACACCCGTGTTATTTCTGAAAAAATTGCACAAATTAAGGAATATATCACTGAATTTCGCGATTCAGAATGGAAGAATAAGAGTATCATCGACGACATTCTCGTGCTTTATCAGCAGGATATTGAACCAGCATTTAATAAATTACGAGAGACAAAATACGTATATTCGCAAGTAGAGACAACTGAAAATTCAGATGGCGCGCTCGTTCAAATGTATAATGATGGTGAATTCAATCTCTCACAGAAATCGTATAGCTATCATGAGCTTTACATGCCAGTGATTATGCCAAAGTGGATTGCGGATACCCGGATTGTGAGTAAGCCAGTAGGGCCAGTCGGTCCGGTCGTTGGAACACAACGACTTGAGCAAACATCTGTTCATCAACCTGACCCATCATCCACATGGTATAAGGGTAAGGCTGCAGAATTGGCAGCGGAAAGAGCCAAGCTTTTTGAAGGACTATAAATAATTCGGACCAAATATTAGCGTGACAATGGATTAATATCGCGATATAATATAGCACCTACACAATCCACCGATGTTAAACATATTTAACCACATTTCCCTTCCGATATTTTTAGTAAGCCTATCTATCGGGCTGTTTTACGTTTATATTTCAGTTCCGAACCCGAAGATTATTTACGTGTATCCGACGCCCGATAATATTCGCAATTTTCAATTTAAAGACAATGCCGATAATTGTTTCTCGTTTGATGCAAAAGAGGTTTCATGTGATAAAGCCAAGGGTAAAGTCAAGAAAATACCGGTGCAATAACGGTATAAAAATATTTCAAATATTATAATATAATACACCTTACACCTTTTCTGTTTCTGATGTCATCTGAAGCCGGTTTTTCGGTGTATAATAAAATGAATGTATTTGGAACAACGACGTCGGCTCCTGCCGCGAAACTCATGTCGGTAAGTACTGTTAGAATGCCACCAACGTTTGGCGGCAAAGGTAGTAAAGGTAATGGTACGCAACCATTTTATCCTATAAATGGATAAATGGATATGTATTCTAATTTATATCTCTATATATTAGAATACAATGGGTTTTCAAAGACTGCTTCATACTGAAACAGGCCGTATTATTATCTCGATTGTACTTGGTTTAGGTATTGCATCTCTCTTTCGTAAGGTGTGTAAAGACCGGTCATGCATTACATTTCGTGCTCCACCTCTCAAGGATTTAGAAAAAGACACGTATAAGTTGGATGACAAGTGTTATGAATATAAGACGAAGTCGGTAAAATGTGAAGCCGGCAAGAAAGACGTGAAACTTCACTAAAAATTGAACAATATTTACTTTTCGTTATTGTATTTATGTGTTATACAATAACGAACAAACGAACATTTGAAATTAACAACACTATGGAACTTGTGACTGAACCTGATGTGTATTCGCCAAATATTGATGAAAACGGGAATTATATAGACAGAATTCCATCATTTAATTCAAACGCTCTTGCGAACGGTCTTCGCTGCCCATGCGGAACCAGAAAAGACAAAGTCTATATGTCGGGACCATTATTTGCTGCACATTGTAAAACAAAAACTCATGAAAAATGGGTGCAAGACCTCAATACAAACAAATCGAACTTCTTCACTGAAAATCACAAACTGCGCGAGATTGTTCATGCGCAAAAAATTATGATAGGAAAGTTGGAATTAGAAGTTTCTAGTAAGAATATGACAATCAATTATTTGACACAAGAACTTACGAAGATAATGAATGTTGGAGCAGGAGGAGGAGCAGCAACCCTGAGACCAATGGCGCCGACTCCAACAGCCATGGCCACAGCAAATGATATGTTGATGTTCTAATCATCGCGTCCAAATTGAGTTCTCTTCGTTCTCCACATATGTATATTCTTATTTAGGATAATCTATTTTTTCTATCATGAGTGACACCACAAGTATTGATGACCTACCTTTAAGTAGTCAAACGCCAAATTCAGGACAAGGAGGCGCACCACTTATCTACTCGCCCAACATCGGAAACGAACCAATGATGTCGCACGGTCCTACTCAAATTCCTGGAAATGTGATGAATGAAGTTATGCAGGGTGTTCAACGGGCCAGTGCCAACGGAATGACAATGATACCCACGAGAGATATTCCGATGAACCCAAATGCATTCACGCATGATGAACAAGCACGACCGAATTATGTTCCACAGCCACCGCCACCGGCGTCGCAGAATTATGGCGGAGGTGGAAGTGGAGACTATATCAAAGACCATACATCAATGGAAAGCATTGTCCGCGCAAATGCTCGTCAGTCCAACCAGCTCGACACAATCGAGGCGATTTATTACGACCTTCAAATGCCTGTTCTTATAGGTGTTCTTTATTTTATTTTCCAGATGCCGGTTTTCCGAGCACAACTTATGAACTTTCTACCCTCGTTATTCGGGGAAGATGGCAACTTCAAAATTATAGGTCTAACTGCAACCAGTGCAATGTTTGCCGGTACATTTTTCGTGATTATGAAGATATTTAATAAGCTGGGCGAGGGATTGAGGTAAGGATATTGCTTGTCCCTACTTCTGAGACTTTTTCACTGTCTTCTTCGCGACCTTCTTCGCTTTCGCTCCTGTATTCGCGTGTTCATACGGAATATACCGGAGGAACCATTCCTCGAATTCGCGTGACCCACGTTTCCCTTTCAATTCTTCATATTTCTGTGTCTTTTCAAACCGCATCGTCTCCAATGTTGGTTGTTTTCCATAGCAGTTGATACTAAAACGACGCAATAATCCAGTTTGTTTTAACCGATTATGTTGTTGCACATCAAAGAGAAACTGAGACATACAAAGAATACGATTGATATCGTAATAAACACGGTCGGCATAAATAAATGCCAAATAAAAACTTAACATTGTATCGATTGTAGCTATACGTATTGGTTCATTGTCAATCCGTATTGTATTATAACTATGACATGCGAGAGGCTTGTAAAGGAATGCAATGACTTCATCTCCTACCCGAATATCGTAATGTTCAGAAATAACTTCGCCAATACCAGCATGCTTTGTGTATTTTACACCAGTGTATTTATGTGCAACGAGTTGGCTAACTACTTCTTCGCATAACTTTCGTGGGTCTTCCGAGAGAATATCGAAATCAGGTATCTGTTGTACAATGCGTCGTTGGTGTCTGGGCATATACCGTGAGTATAAGATATTCGCATATCCACCGAAGAATACCGCGCGATTTTTAATGAAAACGTTGCGAACAATATTATAAATATCAGTTTCAGCGAGTTGTTTTTCACTGTTACTTTTATATGAAAGTTGCGATGTATTGATGGAGAAATCGTTTTCTTTATTTTCAGAACGTGAGTGCGATGAGGAACGAGACCGCGACCGCGAGCGTGATTTTGATTTGCTTGGAGACGGCGTTGTTTCCCCGTCCAAGATTCTAGCTTTCATTGAATATAATACAAACTCATCATCCTTACTAAACAATCTTTTGTATGTTGCAATTAAACGATAATGATGAGTTATTTTATCCTCTTCAATTGAATATTTAAAATCGCCGATTGTTTCCTCATGTGATGACACGCTGTGATACAATCGTTTCATATATCCAGCTAGACTGTGATACTTATTTATGATTTGTCGTATAGCCTCGCGTTTGTGTGCTTTCGCACTTCCGTCATTGCTATTGGACCCTCCACGTTTCACAGTTTTCGAACGTGACGATTTCGTCCGCGATTTCGTGCGCGACCTTGTCCTTGAAATACTAATTTCGCCCGTATTTGACATGGTTGAACCATCAAATCCGCGTTGATACTCTATTTTATCGCAATCATACCCTTTGAGAGGGTAGTGTGTATTCAGAAGGGTAAGACGTTTTTGTACTTTCTCCCAACGAGATACATCGCCATCGGGGCGCGACAGTTCGAGATACATTGCCATACGAAGAAAGTCAGGAGGAGCGTATCGTATATTCTTTTTTATGATTGCATCCCGAGAGATTGCGTTGAATAATGCCGGTTCCATTTGTGTAATATCTGCAATACCTGTAAAATTTACAAATACTTTATATGTTCCATGATGCACACCTGATTTTGCTTCAACATCTTCATAACCAGCCTTGTAATATATATCTGCAAGTTCTTTCGCGCAATCAAGTGCGTTATCCGAGTAAAAATCATAATCAGGAAGCTCGATATCTTTATTATAAAACTGTGAATCTTCTGGTAGTATATTATTAATGGCAGTTCCACCATAACAAACAAGCTTCTTGTCTGCAATAAATTTCTCTACGATAGAGATGATTTGTTGGACCTTTGGGTCTTGAATGACTTTCTCACCTTTTCGTTTTTCAACCAAATCAACTGCATCGCGTAGGATATCGAGTTCTTTTTCTTCAAATGTTGCATTATTATCATTATTATCATGCTTGCTTTTGCCTCCACCTTCTATATTGTCGTTTTTTAACATAGTTCAATGAACCTAAAATAATATGATATACTACTATCATATGATTAGATATTTTTAGAGTTGAATTGGTAGTTATAGAATATATGACTACAATGTGATTTTGACACCACCAGCTGCTTCTGTCGGGCGCGCCTCCATAGATGATTTCGGGTTTGGAGGAGCAGGTGGAGCAATCGTAATTGGCACATAACGCAAATCCTCTGGTTTCAAAATAAACGCATACCCAACAGATGCAAATTTATCTTCGTATGCTTTTAACTTTTCATCACGCGCTTCTTCCTGAAAACACATTGTAGCGATTTGACACCCCCATGTATAGGGACCATTGTGCCCTTCGTTTAATGGTCGCCCAGTCTTATCCGGAATAACAAGACACATATTTTTCTTATTCGATTCTTTGAATGTTTGCGGATCGCCAATATTCTTTACACCAAAATACGTATATTTCGAGAGAAAAAGAGAATTTGAGCTCATATTAATCAATTCGAATAGCTTTGTACTTCTATAAACCGGATTTGTCCCATCCACCATTAATATAATCTTACCTTTAAAGTCGAGGAGGTTCTCATTGCCTAAATCCTTCGACTGGTATTCACGGCCATACTTTGGTCCGAGCAAGTTTCTTGCAACGGTCTTGCTTTGAGAGATTATTTTTGCAAGGTTGTCATACATTGTGATATTACGCGACATCATACGCATATGAATGATGAATGGATCACCTGGATTGGGACATTTTGAACCAGAAAAAACATAGCTTCCTAATACTTCGAATGCATCAGAAACGGGAATATGATTGAATGTCTCTTTATAATTAAACGAATTCACCGACGATGACGCAATAACCGGCTGGTTGTCCACAGAGAATACTTCAAAATCGATGAAACGACAACCCCGAGCAATAACATACAAAAATGCATCCATACTGACATTCGAGTTTTTGAATTTATCTGGATTAAATGCATTATATGCCGACTTGATGTAATAATCGCGCAACTTGAACTTGCTTTGATTATCTTGTGGGTTAATCGAAGTGATATTTTTGTCTATGAACTCTTTTGTATCTTCATTCATGTTTTCTAATCCTTCCTTTTCTGCGTTAATGGGCTTGTCAGTAGTCGGTGCTGCTACTGGCTCCGGACGAGGTTGGCCCTCTGTGAAATTATCAAGTATAGTCGCCGCCTTTTTACGTTGATTTACTGTCATTTCATGCTCTGGTGTTTCTACAGTAAAATTCTCTGTGGATAATGTTTTCCCGCTTACATTGAACTGGTCGATGTTGGTTTTTTTAAGTAAGTCGTGTAGTTTTGTCATAAGTTCTGGCTGTTTATTATTTTTTTCATCGACTTTCGCTTTTCGCGCTTTTTCTGCATCAAACCCCTCCTTTATTCTTGTTTTTGCTTCATAACATCTCGTTTTAATTATTTCAGATATCTTCCATATTGCAAAAACGATAATAATTATACCTATAAATACGAATTCGACTTGATTTTCTTTCATTATGTTGTATATAATATTAGATTTTTATATAAAGTTATATATAACAAATATAACAAGTCGTCCAACCAATAAAATACTAAATGACCGGTGGTTTATTAAATCTTGTTGCTACAGGCAACCAAAATGTAATTCTTAACGGTAATCCAAAAAAGTCGTTTTTCAAAAGCACCTATCTTAAATACACAAATTTTGGCCTTCAAAAGTTTAGAATTGATTTTGATGGTCAGAAAAAGTTACGTATGACAGAAGAATCTAAATTCACATTTTATGTCCCGAGGTATGCTGAACTACTGATGGATACGTATATATGCGTTACATTGCCATCCATATGGAGCCCAATACATCCTCCTGCAAATGTAGAAGATATGTGGGCGCCGTATGAGTTTCGGTGGATTGAGAATATTGGAACACAAATGGTGAAGGAAATTGTCATATCTGTTGGAGGCATGACGCTTCAAAAATTTACCGGCAATAATTTGATGGCAATTATGGAGCGCGACCTAGATTCTACAAAGCGCGAATTGTATAACGAAATGACTGGTCATGTCCCTGAATTAAATAATCCGGGTTGTTCCGGTGCGCGTTTGAACCAGTATCCGAATGCATATCGTACAAGTAGTGCAGCCGGCGCAGAACCATCGATACGTGGGCGAAAAATATATATTCCAATCAATGCATGGTTTACGCTTTCCTCCAAAATGGCATTTCCGCTTGTTTGTTTGCAGTATAATCAACTACAGATAGATGTAACATTACGTCCCGTCAAGGAATTATTCACTATTCGTGATGTAGGTGACCCTGGAAATTTTTGGCCAGTGGTTCAACCAGATTTCACGAACCCACTTCATCAAATGTGGCGATTTTTATATCCTCCTCCAAGTATTGATTTATCGTTGAATTCATATCCAAGCATTCGCACAGATTGGAACGCTGATGTTCATTTGATGTCAACATATTGTTTTCTCTCGGATGAAGAGTCCAAAGTCTTTGCTGCCAATCAACAAAAATACTTGATTAAGTCGTATTACGATTGGGTATTCAATGATGTAACCGGGAATAAGAAAATCAAAATAGAGAATTCAATGGGAATGGTTGCATCATGGACAATGTTTTTCCAGAGGAGTGATGTTAATTTGCGAAATGAATGGAGTAATTATACAAACTGGCCGTATAGTTATTTACCATATGATATCATACCTGCTCCCACTGACGATGACTGGCGTCCAGCTTCGTTTAGTGAAAATATTAGCAAGGTAAGTGATATTCTAAGTCAGCCTCCTAATCCAGCATTTCCATTTGACCGTTACTTCTTCGATAAAAACGGTCCAAAAAATGGAATTGGCCCTGGTATCAACCCGAAAGACAAACGTCTTACTGGACTTCATATTACAGGAGACTTTCAGTCGGAAAATGAACGCGATATTTTGCAGATGTTAGGGATTTCATTGAATGGGAAGTACCGAGAGAATTTACTTGATGCAGGTGTGTATAATTATGTAGAGAAATACACGCGCACACGTGGAAGTGCAAAACCAGGGATTTACTGCTACAATTTCTGCCTGAATTCCGACCCATTTGACCTTCAACCAAGCGGTGCTATCAATATGAGCAAATTCAATCAGATTGAATTAGAATTGACAACTATATATCCGCCATTGGATTCGGCAGCAGAAGTCAAGGTGATTTGTAATCCAAATACACGAGAGATTATCGGAATGAATAAACCAAACGTAAATATCTATCTTTATAATTATGATTTACATATCCTCGAGGAGCGGTACAATGTACTCACGTTTGTATCAGGGAATTGTGGTTTAATGTATGCAAGATAACTGCGAAATGATAGACCGATAATATTCTCTCGTATATATAACTTTAAAATGGCGGATGATGAGGATGATATAAATGATGGCGAAGAGGAAGAAGAAGGGACGTTTAGCAATGTAGGTGGATTATTTGGAGGTGATAAAAATGAAGAAGAAGAAAATGAAGAAGAAAATGAAGAAGAAGAAAAGAAGCCCAAAGAAAAAGTAAAGCCAAAATCCATATTTGACGTTGAAGCACTCAAAGAATTCGGGTTAAGTGTATTGACACTTTTTATCGAAACTATCATTATTTCGATAATCTGTGTGAATATTCTGTTTTTTTCCACACCGGAAAGTATTAGGAATAATAACCTGAATTTAAGTAAATTATTTCCAACTGACCGCCACGAATGGCCGTATTGTTATACAAATGAATATACGTCATGTGATGCAAAGGATTGTGATGATAAATTTGGCGGAATAGCCGATGACCATAAAATCGAAACAACCAAAAAAATATACTTGAAGGCTGCAATTCTTCTTGATACATATGTCTTTAAATGGTTCTGTCTTACGAAAGATGATGTGGATATGGTTCGTGACAGCGTGGATGAAGGCGTAACAAAGGTAAATCTTCTAAATTGGGATTTTATTAAAGCGAGATTTAAGCAATGGATTAATAATTCTTTCATATTTTCATTTACATCAGACCGCGCTATGATGTTGTTTATATTCAATCAAATAACACGGATTTCGTATGCAATTCCTTCTGAATTATACGACGTTGTATCTCCATTGCTCATTATTCTTATGCCATTTGTATTTTTATTATTTGTCGGATTTATGTTGATGGGAGGTCCATTTTTTACTACGGTAATCGGTATGATTTTGAACCAAACAGACCATCGTAAAGAATTTATAGGTGGGTCATTATGGTCATTATTAACTGGTTTTGGTCTGGGTATAATTCCGGTTATATCATATTTTGTACAACTTATTCAGTTTATCGGAACGTTTTTTATTTATCCTCTTCTTCACTGGGACCAGTACCGTGAGTTATATTCGCGCTATGTTCCTATTATATTCTTCTTTTTCAACTTGACACTCATGTATTATGCATTTGAGTATCTTGATATAAATGTAGCAGCGATTGTCATTTTGATGTTGTTTGTATTATATCTTACTCATTACTGGAATGGAATAATGAATTTTTTTAATAGTATTAAAAATTGGGGATGATAATACAGAAAGGACAGAAAGGACAGAAAGGACAGAAAGGACAGAAAGGACATAAATAATATCGTATAAGAGCTATTATATTCGCAGTTATACGATACGATTAACAGTGACATTACAAAAAAATATGGGTGGAAAAAATAAAAACTCAACAACAATGGCAAAACCAGCCGAAAAATCGACACCGGAGTATTTCAAGACATATCCATTTGTCAGTGTATGTACTCCCACGTTTAATCGTCGTCCTTTTATAAATGCAATGATTTCATGTTTTAACGACCAAGACTATCCACAGGACCGAATGGAATGGATTATTATTGATGACGGAACAGACCCGATTGAAGACCTTGTTGCATCACATCCGCGTGTTAAGTATTTCAAATATGAAACCAAAATGACGCTTGGTAAAAAACGTAACCTTATGCACGAGAAGTCGCGGGGTGAAATACTTGTCTATATGGACGATGACGATTATTACCCACCTAAACGCGTATCCCATGCAGTTGAAATGTTAATGTCACACCCTGAAGCATTGTGTGCTGGTTCTAGTGAAATTTATATTTATTTCAAACATATTAAACAGATGAAGCGTTTTGGCCCATATGGCCCAAATCATGCTACTGCGGGAACATTTGCATTTAAGCGTAAATTGCTGAAACAGCATAAGTATAACGATGATGCGTGTTTGGCGGAAGAACGTGCATTTTTGAAAGATTATACTGTACCATTCGTGCAATTGGACCCGATGAAGGTCATTCTTGTATTTTCACATGAACATAACACGTTCGATAAACGTAAGTTGTTGGTAAATGCAAATCCGGAGGTGGTGAGAGATTCACCGAAAAAGGTAATGGATTTTATTAAGGACAATGCACTTCGACGGTTTTATATGGTGGAGCTAGAAGGGCTATTGGCGAATTATGAGCCAGGTCGCCCTGAAATGAAGCCGGATGTTATCGCACAGACATTGCAAATAGAAAAAGATCGTGCAAAAATGGCGGAAGAGGCTGCGGCTGCAGGAGGAGGTAAAATCATATTACAAGAACCTGGAAAAGAACCAGTTTCACTCAATAATCAACAGGTTGTCCAAATTATACAACAATTACAAGCAGATAATGCTGCAAAAGATAAAGAAATAGTACAATTAAAACATGACGTAAGAGAACTTATGTTACAACTTTCAAATGTATATAAAATCCAACAACAAAGTGTGCCAGCACCAGCGCATCCTACACCGGCACCCGCACCGGTGTCAAATGAAGTTCAAGGACCTACCCAATCTGAAACGATTTATGTATAATACTGAATACTGAATAATATCACAATGATAAAATGATATTATTCTATTGTATGCTTATTCATGCCTTTACAATTTCAACAGAGTTAATGTTCAAACACAGAAAACTATTCTTGGATTCATGAATAATGAATTCACGACCTTTATTATATTCTTCAAATTTCACCTTCAGAATATTTTCAATTTCACTAACCGGCAAGTCGTCATCTTTTGTTTTGTACTTCGATGCTCTTCGCTCATTCGAACTATTGTCATCATCACTATCACTGTTGCTTTCACTGTCATCATGTCCGCGGCGGTTCTTATTCTTCGATTTTGTTTTGGATTTTGATTTCGATGAAGAATGCGCTTGCTTTTCTTCATGCTCCGGGGGAAGATACTCCCACTCTCCAACCGACTCAATTGTTTGATTGTTTGTGTTAAACACAATCGAGTCGGAATTAAATACCAATGCGGAACCTGGAGCATGGTCATAATTATCCAAGTCAATTTCAGTAATTAAATCAAACTCGTCTAAAAATTCATTTTTACGAAGATAACTACGGATATAACTTATGATTTCAGGTGTAAGTTTCACAGTATATGTCTTGTTTTCACTCTCGCTGTCGCTCTCACTTGCATTCGAACTATCGCTTTCGCTGCCATGGTCACTTTCGCTATCACTATCACTAACACGGCCACCCTTTTTGTTTTTACGTCTGTCATCCGTGGATGTAGGCGCAGAAGCCGATGATTTTGTATTTGGTGGATTTACTGAAATACATTCCACCTCTGTGTCTAAAATTAAACGATACTTTGAATCAAATGAGATTGAAGCGCCCATAGTAATATTCTTAATTGGTTCTAAATACTCATAATATGTTTTCGGTATTATTTAAACGCATATTTCCACGATGTTTCTTATTCATTAATATCATTTTCACATTCATATGCACCACCATCCTCTTCGGTATCTGGTTCCATTTTTTCCATATATTTGTCTAAATACCGGTAAATACGATTTACATCTAATTTTGTGATCTCGTACATTTCTAAAATACGTGGAATTTCTTCCTCATTGTACTGTTTTTTCAATGTCATAAAAAATGTAAAAAGGTCGTTTTGGTCCATTGAAAGTTGAATGCATAAATTCTGTATAAATAGCTGATTGTTGTATTCCGTGCTATATTTCGTAAGTACTTTTGTAAAACGAACTTCCGTTGGATGAAACCGCGCCTTTTTCGGAAATGATTTATGATACAAATAATGATTGTAAAATGTTTTAATTAAAGATGACAACTCATTAAACAACCATATTTGGTTTTGAAACGTAATTCTGTCAAAATAATCGGCTTGGCATATATTGTCCAATACAATTTTGTAAAATGGTGCCGAAATATGTACTGGCATTTTTTCGAGAACATCTATTATGTTTTCATGCCATAATAAGCCTATCGTAGTTCGGTCGGTTTCATTGATAAGAACATTGTGGTCCGATATTGGATATTCAATGTTCATTAATTTTTCGGTTATTTTTTTGATGTCCTCATTATATGTCTTTGGTTGAAATATAGCATGAATAATATTATTCGCTAGTATCGTGTTTGATTTTTTGCTCATTTCCATCACGGCATTTAGCTTTCGTAGATTGCCTTGGACGAATGTAATAATGTTCGTTCGCATCGTCGTGTCTATTGTTGGCAATGTCATATCTATAATTTGCGTCATTTGTGCAGGTGTTGGTGTTTTCAACTCATAAACATAGCAGACTTTCATTAGTTCTTTTATTTTCTTGTCCACATGATAATTCCCAATACATATAATAGGGTTCATCGTTATTTCTTCTTGTTTCTGTTTTTTCGTTTTTTTAGGACGAATAAGTTTAATAAGAGATGTAATTCCTCCTTTATCACCGTTATTCATTCCGTCGAGTTCATCCATTACCACGACGATTTTCTTGACTTTGCGTTGAAAGATAGACATGATATTCTTATCAGAAATATTATGCTGTGTAATGGATTCGATGATTGACTTATTACGAATATCACCTGCATCATACTTGACCATATCATAATTTAACTCTTTTAATAACCGAACGATGAATTCGGTTTTTCCGGAGCCCGGTGCTCCATAGATATATATACCTCGTTTGAATGTCAAATCAGACTTATTTTTTTGAAATGACTCCAGGAAATCACGTATATTACTATAAATTGTTTCTCGCCCAAGAAATGTAGTATAGTTATTCATTATAGACTATGTGAATAGCTTTTTTTGTTTTTATATATTATAACCGGGTATATTCAGAAAATGAACGCAATACAAGATTTATTTGCTCCTCTTGATAAGGATTATTGTTTATTGTTTTATTGGCTTACGGTCGTTAATTTTATTTTCTTGGCCATCGCTGCCTTAGGATTTGTTTCATCTCTGGTTCTTTTATTTAGGGGGAAAATCACAATAATGAGTGGCTTGTATTCATTTCTGATGATTTTGGTATATGCCCTCATGTATTTCCAGACCCGCTTGTTCTACTCCATGTGCGTTACTAGCAACATGAAGGCTGGCACTTATGGCATGGGTTCTCCTTCCGACTCTCTCCCAGCGGTTGCCAAGAATGCATCTGCTGCCGCACCTGGCGCTTACCGTATGTAAGTAATAATGGATAAAAGGAATATCAAATAACATAAAACATTATTAGTCATATGTTATTTATCGTATGTTATTTATTCTATTATGTCAAACAATTTTTTAAGGAACTTGCCCGTGTAGCCTGTCCATCGACAATACCCTCCCATGGAACATATCCTGTATCAACTCCGGTTAGACCACTACCGGTATAATATTTTAATGTATTTTTCATATGCTCATAATTACTACAGTTTGTTGTCTTTGGTGAAAAACCACTTACACCTAGGTCATATTTATCTACGCAATTTGTTCCATCAAATTCCATACGGTCAGGGCATTTTGCAATCTCAGGTGGCCATTGCTGAGTACTCTTCGATTTCCATAGTAAAATGGCAACTGTTCCTATAGAAATAACAAACGCAATAACTGCTAATAATAACACCATTTTTTGTATCGTAAGGTTGAAAAAGTTGCTAAACAGCCCCCCTCCGCCTGAAACACTTCCATTTGAACTACTCGAACTTCCAAATGCGGATGAACCTACGTTTTTTGAAGATGAAACAAAATCCATTGAAATACGATAGTTTTGTAACTAGCTATATAATTAGTAGTGATATAAAATACTGTCTATTAAATATATCTATACAATATACAACAACGTTATTTAGCGCATCTAATTCATGAACCGATTTGATTATCGCACATTTCCAGAAGAGACATTTATTGGGCAACCTAAAAATGGACGTCTTGATATTCTGACACCTCCTATTCAAGACCAATTCGCCCTTTATGATAAAAATCCAGTCCATCAATGTGTTACATATCGTGACGCTTTAAATGGTATTTGGGAAAATACACCTCTTTCGAATGCATTTTTCAGTAAAGAAAATATGCAAATTATTCAAAATGGTATCCGTGCCGGTGTATATCAGAGATCACGCGGTAAATATGTAATTGGCGAACAAGATTGTGACACGCTCCGTATTATCATGCGCACAATTTATCTGCAGAATTCGGCAAATGCGCCCACCGATATCCGTGAGCAGATTATCGAGTTGAATGATTTAGTATTTGAATATTGCGTACCCCGCGTGCATGGCGAAGCTGAAGGTTATATTCAATATAAGCGCGATGTTAGCAATATGTACACACCAATTGCACACCCCAACTTTTCCGATTATAAACACAAGACATTAGAACTGAAGCCGTGGTTTTAATGCGGTGGTGTATAAATAAATAATAAAAAATACATGCATATTTATTATTATTATTTGGGTATATTTGTTCGTTATTGCGCTTTCTTAATTACCATTTTCTTCTTGGTTGCTAGTGCTTGACCTGTTGAACCTGATGAGCCTTTATCCGATGTTCCTGCTCCTGCAGATGCCGCTACCCATTTCTTATATTCTTGCTCTAATTCATCCAAGTCACGCGTCCATAATGTTTCAATCGATGTTTCTCTAAGCCGTTGATGTTGCGCACGTTTGGTATCACGCTCCGAGAGGAGATGCTTGACATTCTCATCTGTTACACTATCCATCGGCATCTTCAATAAGTATTTATACTCGGTGTCGCCATCGATATGTTCAAACCCATGCGCAGTCATCTTTGCAAATACGGCCTCCTTTGTCTGCCTACGCAACTCTAATTTGTCGTCAAGTACTTCCTGAATATATTTTGATTTGTTTGTTAGCACGCGCAATTCGTTCGCGAGCTGAGCCAACATCGCCGCCTTGCGTTTGGCATAAAGAGCAAGACGCTCCGTGTAGTAATCCTGGATGATATCGTATATACTTGCGTATTTGCGAAGTTTCTCATGCGCATCAAAGAGGTTCATATTCGTCGTGCTTTGTGTTGTAAATAATCCAAGAAGCTTTTCCAGTTTGTTAGTTCCTGCGTCTGCATCAACAATGACCGCTTGAAGGTCCTTCGGGAGATGAGGATAAGACGGATGAAATGTTACAGTGATATCCACAACTGTATCTGTCGACATGTCGGTGTATTCTTTCAATACAGGAAATGATGAAGATTTGTCCTTGTCTTTATCCGCCGCCGACGCAGCAGGTGCTTCCATCAGCTTCTCCAAGAACTGCTTGTAATCATCGGTCCAGGTTCCAATCGGGAGCTCAGTAATACGCACTTTACGGTCGGATACGATTTCGTATGCCCCCTTAATAAGGTACTTCGGAGGCACTGTTGTTGCGGCGATATTTCGTATCGTTCCTTTGAAACCCTTGAAGTATGGTTCGATAGCAGGACGGTCGGCGGTAGGCGTTGATGCAAGCATTGCACGAATGTATGCGATTATTTGTAGCGGGTTATGTGGCATCACATCAGTGCTAAAACCAGTACCAATTCCTTTGCTTCCATTCACGAGAACCATCGGGATTGCAGGTGCATAAAACACAGGTTCAACCATTTGTCCATCGTCGTTGATATAGGACAATACGGCGTCGTCTTCTTGGCGAAAGATAAGACGGGTCAGTCGGTTCAATTGAGTAAATATATATCTTTCACTTGCAGAGTCATCTCCGCCCGCACTTCTCGTACCAAACTGACCATTCGGTTCTAACAAATTAATGTTATTGCTACCGACAAAATTCTGTGCCATTCCGACAATTGCTGCATTCAAACTCGCCTCACCATGGTGGTACGCTGAATGCTCTGATACATACCCACTGAACTGTGCAACCTTGATTTCTGTCTTCAATCCACCCTTCTTGAATGCCGCATACAGGATTTTACGCAGCGAGATTTTCAGTCCATCCATCAGGTTCGGAATAGAACGTTCGTTGTCGTAGATTGAGAAGTGGATAAGGCCGCGATCTACAAACTCTTCATAGGGAATATCAGGTTTCGATGTATCGAGATATGCATCGCGCGAATAATTCGCCAGCCACTCCTTTCTGTCATCCGCCCGCTTCTTATTGAATGCCATGTCGAGGTGGTCATCACTTTCCTTTCCTGTATGGACAAACGACACCATTTTCTTATGCTCGAAATACTCTTTGAACTCTTTTCCCGTGCTCGTACCCAAACCTTTATAATATTTCGTATTCCATCCGGCAGGGACAACTGCATTAGGAAATTGCTTCTTCCATGTTTCAAACTCGCCATCGTTGTAGAATAATACCTCTTGCGCTCCTCGTCTGGCTTTGAGAATGGGCGTATTCATAAACCCGATGAAACCGGGAATTTTGGTAAGAGACGGCCATTCTGTTTGAAACAGGTTGATTCCAAGACCCTGGATATGCGCACCATCCAAATCCTGGTCCGTCATGAAGAGTACCTTACCATAGCGCAACTTTGTGGCAACATCGGCGGGGGTGTATGTCTTCCCCGTTTCAAGTCCGAGAATTTGCTTGATTTCTGCTATTTCACGGTTCTCTGATATACGCTTCGTTGTTTCTCCATGAACGTTGAACAGCTTGCCTTTCATAGGATAAACGCCAATAAAGTTTCTGTCTTCCTTGCTTAAACCACTGATAATACCCGCCTTAGCCGAGTCACCTTCGCACAATATAATCGTGCATTGTGCCGACTTATCTGGCGACCCCGCATAATTGGCGTCAATTAATTTAGGAATACCTCGGATAGTTTTGGTTTTCGCGCCATCTGTCTTCTTCGCAGCTTTTGTGTCTTTGACTTCGGTCAGCGCACACGCTGCATCCATGACACCTAGTTTTGCAAGCTTTTCGATGAAGTCGTCACTCACCTTGCAACTCGACCCGAAGTTCGCAACGGCAGTACCAAGCTCGTCCTTTGTCTGACTTGAAAATGACGGGTTTTCGATATCACAGCGCAGAAAGAGCATCAATTGCTCCTTGATTGTGTTGGGTTTAACATCAACCTTCTTCTTCTTTTTGATGAGGTCGGCCAGCTTGCGCACGATCTGATTGGTTATGTATTCCACATGCTTGCCTCCTCGCGGTGTGTAGATACCATTGACGAAACTTACGTGTGCAAACTCGTCAGTTGTTGTCAGGCACACGACATACTCCCATCGAGGGTCGGGGTTCTCGTAAATTCGCTTCACGCCGCTGTCGCCTCCTTTTGCACCAATGTATAAATCAACGTACTGCTGGAAATGACGAACTGGCACGAGCGCGCCATTATATTTGACTTTCACGGTCTTGTCGGTCACGGCAGCAATATCATACGTGCGCTTCATGAAGAGTGCGATCATATCAGGCGTAAGGTTATTGCATGGAAGCCCGAACCTTGCATAATCTGGGCGGAAGCTCACGCGAGTGTAAGGTTTGACTTTCGTTTTGGTTATCGTGGGTTTCACAATTTCGGAGAGATTGTTTCGGAATTCTTGAACGTATTTCAGTCCGCGGATATGGTCGACGGTTTCAACACGACCCCATACCGACCAAATCAGGACGAGTTTAAACCCGAACCCATTCTTCCCGCCAACAATTTTCTCTTTCTTGTTCTCATCGTAGTTGGTTGATGTACGAAGATGTCCGAAAATCATTTCAGGTATCCATAGTTTGTGTTCAGGATGTTCCGCAACATCAATGCCGTTGCCATCATTTGTCATGTGGATGGTTCCATCCGCCGGGTCGATTTCGACTTCGAGTGTAGTTACTGGAAGTGCATCGGGCTTTCCGTCTGAAATAGCCTGTGCTTGTCGAACAACATGGTCACGCATATTTACCATGCCTTCATCGAATAGCTTGTAAAGCCCTGGGATGTATGTGATGTTGCGACGAGTAAGCGCGTGGACGGGAGGAGCAGCACTAGACGCATCTTCACTTACGGGATTTGTCGTCGCCGCAATATCCATTACATAGTCAATTGTTTCAGTGCGCTCGATTGTTCCAATATAGGTATCCGGTTTTTTCAAAATGTGTTCTGTGTCAGTCATTTTTTGGTATTTTCCAAGGTCTTCAGTGGCAGCGGCAGCAGCAGCAGCAACAGAAGAAGCTTTAGGAGGCATTATGTTGTTATTGTCTTGAAATAATGTGTGGAATGCGTACAGTATATTCCAATGATTGTTTTAACTCATGTTCAATTTTATTTTGGATTTAGTATGTATCTCTAATACTAGATAAACCCTTTATTCAATGACTGCGCCACGTTACCGTACCACCTTCGGTATGGGTTTAACGTGTAGTGATGTTTTCAATATTAACGGTGCGCTTGTTCAGTATGACACAAATGGCAATCCTATTGTTATTAATAATCAAAATAATGATATTCGCGTACCGTATTTCAAGTGCCCTACGCTATCAAATCCAACTGCCGGAATGCCAACATCTACAAATAATACAAATATCACGAAAAAAATGCGTTATGCGCAAAATATTCGAGTAGCCACCGAAACAAAAAATGTGAAAAAGGTATATGCAGTAAATAACGTTAATCGTTTTGGAAGATGGTATGGCGCTCCTGGTGGCTTTGGTGCGCCAATCACCAATTCATTTTAGAATAAAATACGAAGAGCCACCATTTCATGATGCACCTCTGCTTTTTTCTAACAATAATTTATAACGAGATATTTAGTAAAATGGTGAAACGTGTTGATCGCAGTGGTGATGGATTTTACCACGTGAATGGTAAAAAATACACTATGTTAGAGGGGTCGCGTGCTCAGGTTTGGCATGATACTGCCTACAAGACCCCCGGTGGTCTTACCAAGAGTGAGCTCGTGTTCAACAAACATGGTCGTATCGTGTCTGCTAAGAAGCATGCAACTGCAAAGAAGGAAAATCGTCTGCGCAAGTATGGCTACACTGCTCGTAAGGGTAAGTTTGGTGCGATTAAGATTAACTCCAAGACTGGTCGTCGTGCGCGTCTTGTGAATACACCGAAGAGGCGTTAAAACATCAGTAGAAACAAATAATAGGTGTCCATATATAATAATCAAGAATTAGAAATCGTTAATTATTATGTTACTCATCATTACACGCGAAACGCCAAACCATTCGAATAAACTCCACGAATTATATAACGCACTCGATGCACGCGAAATACCATACGTAATCTCTCGAAAATGTGACCCGGCTATTATTCGACGTAAAGATATCTGCGGCTTGATAATACCTGGTGCGCGTTTTCGTATTAAACAATATGAAGAGCAACCTGAACTCGATATTGAGCTATATTATTTATTCCATTTTCCAAATTTACCGGTGTTAGGCATATGCCACGGTTGTCAATTCTTGATGTTATATTATGGTGGGTCCCTTCGTTCATATAATAGTTTGTGGTCAGGCAGGCATGAAGCGGAATTAAATCTCTCGAGAGAACTAATATTCAAAGGAGGACATTCGCATGAAAGCATGCATTTTTACTTTCACGAACTCCCTCTTGCACCATCTGTATCGGATACAAATACAGGTGTTCGAGAGATTGCATGGATTACTCGATTTCGCGATGGTAAGCGACATGCTTGCGCATTTGAATTCGTAAAAGACCGTGTGTATGGGTTCATGTTTCACCCGGAAGTAATCAATCACACACACAAATTTCTTTATAATTTTTACGATAATGTATGCACTTCTTCAATTTCATCGTCATAATCCATCGCATCAGTATCTTTTCCTGCAGAAGAACCGGTATATGTGTGTTCTGGCGTATTCGCGTCGTCTTCCACCCACCACGACATCATTATCATTCCATTTTCATCGATGTAATTTGCGTATTCTTCCATGAAATACTTCTCAAAATATCGTTTGCTGATAATACGCCGCTTGGCGGTTGCGTAACATCTTCCGCAATAGTATTCATATGCATTATATAATGGTTGTGGAAACGAGTGATTGTTTGTAATACATTGCTCTTTAAATTGTATCAAGTACTCGTTTATTTCGGCGTTCTTGTCCCATAATTTACAACCCACATTCAAAATGTATTTGTCGTCTTCGATAATAATGTCGGGGTAAAAATGGCGGAGCATACCGAGAAGGGTCTGGTCGCTGACGGATATCAACCCGGGCGACACGACGGATGATGCCGTTATCGCCGGAGTTGAAACCATTTCTGTCATATACTCGTTGAATAATGTAGAGAGTTCGTCGATTTCTAGCTCGATTTCTTTATCGTCAATGAAACAGTGTTGGTTCCAAAAAGACCGAAACTTACTAACAATCGGTAGATATTTACTGATGCGGTTTGGAAATACATCTTGTGATATTGAACTACTAGTTGGCGGCTGTGAGGCCGACGCTGCGTATTCCAATAATTTTGATTTAAGGGTCGCTGCAAAAAACATACTTGGCAAACGAAATTGCGAGAGATACATTTTCCAGAGATATAACATATTCGTCATTGAAATTTCATGTTCAGATGACGCCGGTTCTGTTGCGTACTCGATGAATTCTTGAATAATTTGCTGTTCCGTCCTTTCAGATAAAAACCATGCATGAGAGGCGACATCAGGTGTTTTACAATGTAATCGTAAGAAATCATCTGCACTAGAAAATCTATGCGAATAATGCGCAGCAACACAGAATAAATCAATTATTGACGACTTGAGGTCGGACATATGCGAGAGACGAAGTAACGATTGTTGATGACTGTGATTATGATGGGTGTTCATAACCTCTCCTCCACCAACACTTCCCCCAAGGATTGGTGGATGTATATCTACAATACGACAATCCTTATAGTGATGCTCATAATATTTGAACTTGAATGCAGTTGCAAATGTATTTGATGTTGAACCGAATAATCCGTAGCATTCACATCCAAGGTCCTTAATGAACTCTTTTGCAACTGGTGGGATGAAATAAATCAGCGGCGCAGATTTCTTTAAAAGAACGTCGCCGAGAATTGTAAGAAAATATTTTGCATGGTCGCGACTATGAAATAGAGACGGATAGATATGCGCAATCACGTTTTGGATGGTTCGCGACTCAGGTATCGCCGAGAGAATATCACGGCCTTGGATACTTTTAATAATACGGTTCTTGATTTTATACTTCCATGCAGTGACTGTGCTATTCGTATTCACGTTGGCGGCACTTGAAGTAATGTCGGCGAGAATACGATGATGTATTTCATCCTCATGAATAAGCGAGTATCGTACCTGGTTATTATATGTAAAATACAGTTCGGACTGCTGACAATAGAAATATTTTGTGCGATTTAGAAACCGTTCAGTGATTTCATTTGCAATGAGTTCGAGAGATTGTTTTCGTGTTTCTCGTTCTATGTGCGCAGATTGATAATTCTTGATTGACTGTGGAAGCTGGGTTTTCACGTATGTGTGTATTCTCTCGAGAATGTGTTCGTTGCCGGGTATGGATGCGTTCGTATTCCATATATCTGAGAGAATTTCAATTGTTTCGGAGAGTGATACGGTAGATACTGTATCATTATGAACACTATTTTCTGTCGGTTTATTATTCATTATACTTGGATATATAAAGTATAATTTAAATATAAATATAAAGAATAATACTTTGTTTTTATTATTGTTTATTTATGGGGGAAGCAGCTGCTTTTGCAACGACGAAGATAATGGATGCTGAAGCAGTAGATGTTACAATCTCACCAAGTGTGTTTTTTGCCAATATTCCTTTTAATTTGTTGCGTGATGATGTAATGACTAAGTATATCCAAACATACGGAGATACACCCGAACATCCGGCAATCATACTGTTTAGAACACTTGTAATATTAGATATTAGACCACCAATAGCAACACAAATATATGGAGAATGTGTACAAAAATTTATAGAATATTTATATCAAGCTAATTTTAGTATAGATGTATTCAGTAATGGCAATCAGACACATATATTTGAGTTGTCCTATGTAGATATAAATCAACCTTTAAGGTTAGAACATTTTTGTACAGCATTGACCTTATTGCTAACACCAAAACAAAAAATAGAGTTAGAACAATCCATTACCGCATTTGTTTCAACGTGTTCGCTTTATTACCGGAGATATTATGAAGATAACCCTCAAATCTCATCACATACACTTAAAGTATTAAACAGTCTTCTTTATACGTCTGAACGTAGTTCAAGCGGAGAAGGTGGTACATCAAATACAAAATTACCAAGGCCAGTTAGAGTGATTAATAAACCCGGAATTGTAAAACAAACAAGATATAAAAACCCTTGCCGTTTTGAATTTAAACCAAATGGATGCAGTAATTTTAATGATGAACATCGATATTTATTTAAACACAGATGCGATAATGACAAAACGCGGACGAGGTGTAATGATTACAGTGAAAAACATCGGAATGAAATGTTACATAAAAGCCGTTATGGTAAACTATATGGCGGAAAACTGCGTATTGTCACTAAAAAACGCAACATTCACAGTCGTATGAACCGCCGGACCAGTCGTTCTACTACTACCCGTCGCCGACACTAAAATATGTATCATTATTTTTGATAAATGTACGAAAATAATGATTTTATGATTTACTTGCGAGACTTCTTGCTGCTGCGGCGGTGAGATTTCTTGCTGCTTTTGCGGTGTTTTTTACTTCCTTTCTTGGACGACTTACCCCGTTTATTGGTCTTCTTAGCACGCTTCTTATGCTTCGTCCTGCGCCCACCCCTAATTGTTGTTAGGTCGGAGGAGTTTCCGCTGGTTGTGGTGAGACTGGATTTTGCGTCAGTGGTCAATGATGCCGCGGAAGAACTTACCAAGGCGGGGGGGATCTGGGGGGGTTCAGAGACGGATTGTTCATCGACGGTTTCTTCTCCTGTCACATCGGAAGAACTTACCGGGGGGATGGGGGGGGTTCTGCGGGTTATGGCGGGACTGGTGGTTTCATCGACGGGTTGTACTCCTGCCACATTGGAAGAACTTGCCGAGGAGATGAGGGAGGTTCCGCTGGTTGTGGTGGAACCGGATTTTTCGTCAATGGTAACGCTCGCGACCTTATGAGCAAGGGCATCCAAAGTTTGTTCTAATTTTGGGTTTTTGCTTATTTCTGCACTTAACGCACTCGCAGCAGCCGCGATTTTCGTAGGTTCCATTTCTCCAATAATTTGCTTACTATATATAATATTAATATAATAAGTAGAATGCGTATATTTTCCAATCGAGGTATATTAAACCCTTATCCACCCCCTTTTTGGAAAATCAACTAAATGTTCCGCCCAATCTTTCCATTCCGGATGTTTTTTGACATGCTCCTTCACTAAAAACGGCGTTCCGCATGGCGGGCCTAAATGTGCTAAAAATGATATTTGTCTCGCCAACGCACTATCGACCACTTTGGCATCGTATGCACCCACTGGTTTATACGGGGTTCCATTTACACTTCCACTGTCATCATACGCATGCTTACAAATTGACCGTGAATTTGCATGAGTTTTTCTTAAATGATTGTCGTAATGGTCAGAGAGTATATGTTTTACAATACCTGTATCAATACGACCGCGATATTTATCTATGAGTTTATCTAGTTGGACCCGACGATTACCTATACTCGAAGCGACGCTGTGAAACATGTCATCAATATTATTGTCGGCATCTCCTGCAGCCATTGATGATAATGCGCCAGAACATTCTATATTCCTTATTCTTTCGTCATATGTAGAATTAAACCCGATAAATACGCCGTCACGTGTGGTTTCAATATTCACATAATTCAAACCAAGTTCGACACGCATAATTCGTGCCCCCCCACCCGATGCGCGGATATCACCAAACATCCACGAACATGCATAATCACCTGAGTTTCGTTTTTGTAATCTCTCAGCGTAGTCTTCTAAAGTTTTCCCGTATTGCATGCATTCGCGAATACGGCAACAAATAGGGTCGCGTAGGCGAAATGCGTTAAACCCGCGAATTGTCGTTTCTGACCCTATAATACCAGCGCTCGTCACGAAAAAGTCGGTCATACTCCATACACCACCAGGCATCGTTTGCATTACCATTGTACAGCCATCGCCATTTTCGGGTTCAATTCTGAGTATTATATTACAAAATTGGGCGTCTAAAAAGTTGCTAAATGATGAATGTCCGCAAACAATTCCGCCGTCTTTTGTCCAACTAGGTCCGACTGCCATAATAAGCGAGCATCGGTCTTTGAACTCATCTAAATTCGCGTTTCTAGTTGAAGCCGCGGTAGGGTTTGCCGCAATTGCATGTTCATCACGTATTACATCGGCATATTTTTTACGGTATTTCGGTGTATCGATATAACGAAGCAGATGAGAGTAAAAATAAGGAAGTGACATATACACATTGATTAAAATGACCTGGCATACGCGAAGATCGCCACCCCCCGCTGCAATACCCTCCATCTCTCGGAATATCTTTGGAAAGCGGCGTTTGATAATTGGGCGATAAAAATCATCACACAGTTCGTAGAAAAAATCGATATTGCGCCCATACTTCTCTCGAAATATGAAATCCAATACATTAAACATTCGCGTAAATAAGTGAGGGTCGGCTGCAACTAGCTGTTTTCCGTGAGAAACCCCGCGTTCATAAGGTGCGCCACGTATCGTAATACGTAGCCATCCATCATCATCGTTATTGGGTCGTTTTTTGGTTTTTCGGGTTCGAGTACTACCTTTTTTGATTTTTCGTCTCTTCGTGATTACGACCATCGCCGATATACTATTATATAATACGCATAAATAGATATAAAGATTTGTAAATTGATATGTATAAAGAACATGAGTTTTTCAAATCCAAACGCACATTCGATGGGTGGAGGTGCGGCAGTACCTAGCGGAAGCAATGATGTTTATGCTGGTGCAGGAACATCAGGTTCATCTGATAACGTTCTCGTGATTAAAACAGTTCAAATTGCGCCAGTTCGAACACTCATGTGTGCGCTAAAAGAAATTCTCATCGAAACGAATATTACGTTTCAGAAGGATGGTATTCGTATTATTAATATGGATAAGTCGCATACGATGTTGGCACATATGTTTCTTGAAGCTGTTAATTTTGAGCTTTATGAATGTGCTCTTGATAAAATTATAATTGGCGTGAATATGTTTCATCTGTTTAAGCTTATCAACTCGATTGACAACGATGATACCCTAACAATGTATATTGAAAAGAAGGATTATAATGATGGTGTTGTTTCGTATCTGGGGCTTAAATTCGAGAATGGCGATATTAAGCAGTGCAAGACCCAGAAGTTGCGTCTGATTGAGCCGGACCCGGAAGACTTGGTCGAACCACAGGTTGCATTTTCTAGCGTAATTAACCTCCCATCTTGTGATTTTCAAAAGATTATTCGTGATCTCTCATGTATATCAGAGAAGCTCGAGATTAAATCGGTTGGGAATGAGCTTATATTTCGCTGTTCGGGGCAGTTCGCAACTGCGGAGGTGCGTCGTGTGGAGTCGGATGGAAGTATGGAGTTTCTTCATAAAAAGGATACCGGGAAAATCATTCAGGGGGAGTTTTCGCTGAAAAATCTGGGATATTTCATCAAATGCACGAACTTGTGCAATCAAATCGAGATGTATTTGGATAATGATATGCCGCTTGTAGTGAAATATTATGTGGCATCATTGGGGACGATTAAGTTATGCTTGTCGCCATTGCCGAGCTCGTAAAAATATAATATAAAAAACAACAGTTGTTCTATATTATATATCTTTTCATTAACCAAACATGTCTTCTTCGAGTTGCGCACATCGTCTTCTTTTGACAAAAGAAGCGCTTCGTGATTATAAATACAATTATCTTATTTCAAAATATGCGCTTCAAATTCGCGACACCATATGCGATGATATTGAAAAAGGCAACATTTCATGTGACAAACAAACAAAGTATGCATTTAAATTAGACGAACAAGTTGCAGGCGCGTATAAAGTATTGGTACAAATACACCATAAAAGTAGAGTGCATATTGATGTAATGGCACAACTGAAGCATTTTTTCCCGGACAGTACAATCACATTGGAAGAACGGGAAAAAATGGACGGATTTACCGTATCTCGAACTACATATATTGTAGTAGATTGGTCATAAAACGTATAGTATAGACAATAACAACACAAGTTTATTGTGGTGTTATTCAACAATAACGGCTATTCGTTGTTAATATTCCGGTGTATGTTTCTTAAACAAACACCCGTGTGCAGTAATTCCTTCCAGTTCGCGGATAATCCCCGCATTTTGGAAATTACAATTCGCCATCCAGATTTTGATAATACAGAAATTCTTTTTTGGTGAAATGGTGATACCATTCACAATCGGAACAACATTCATGTTGGTCGAAATCGTTTCGCCGACAGTTACATATGAAAGTTGTTTCCATGCGCTATTTACCTCCTTGTTTGCAACTTTATATGAAAAGCAACCACCATTTCTATTCTGCGGGTCTTCCCACATAGGAACGATACCTGACCTCATAAGAAATAACATACAGTTCATAACGAGTTTTGGTGGTAGAACTTCAAATATTGCGATTGCTTCTTCCGCAGTATCGAATTCAAATATTTTTTTATAACTTGATGCTGCCCAATTCGTATCGTGAGGAAGATGCGCCCATAAGGTCCAACGATGTGACAGTTTGTGAAATGTAGTAGTAGAGTTTGTTGATGAATTAGTCATTTCGATTGTCGCCATTTCGTTCGTCGTCGTATCGTTGAATTTCCGTAAATGATGTGGATGGGATAATACACACCGTATATTATACTATCAATTTTTTTTTATACTCTTTATATTCACTGCTCTTGTATCAATTCAAATTCTGGATCGTCGCTTTCAAGATTAGAAGTCTTTTGACCATCACTTGACGGTGTTTCAGGTGCGCATTGGTCTTTTCCCTCGTTGTCTGCAGTATTATTTCCGGCGTCAGCGTCTGTCTCGGTCTCGGTGTCGGTGTCGGTGTCTGTCTCGGTGTGGGTGTCGTTGTCACTGTCGGTTTCGGTCTCATCACTATCAGAACAATTGTAATATGTTGAAAGCACTCCATCAATGTCAAACACTTGTTTTTCATTTGATTCAAACACAGGGCATCTTAACACCGAATCCACTTTTACGAGATATGTATGTCCAACCATAACAGATTGCTGTTCATTCAAAGAATATGCATGAAATTTGGGGTTTTGAGTATGTAGAACATCAGGATCATCTAGTTTTGCAATTTTCTCATTCGCCGAAATTGTATCTTTGAAATAATCCTTCATACATTCATTATAATACATATTCACTTTATAGCTGTAAAATAACGAACGAAGATATTTTGCAATACCATCTCGACCATAATCATTATATAGCTTCCACTTTAAAAAGTTAGTGTCTAAAAATTCATTCTTTTCAAGAAAAAAATTATGCGGCGACTTCAAATTAATTGTAACTTTCAAAGGGGGGAAACACGTGTTGGCATCATTTTCACTATCAGTTTCAGTTGAAGTGGATGATACTTTAGTAATATCATCACATCCACCAACTAAAGGTGGTTCAACTGTATTGCTCTTTATATATACAGTGAGGTCCGCCTCCGATGCAAACTGATATGAGTTTTTATATGGACGATAATGCTGAGTAATTAATGTATGCGTACGTCCTGTAAAATTCCCTCGGTGAATACGAGTATATGGCTGGTCATCGACCTTGTGAAGGATAAAATCGTAGATATTATTGTGAGTTTCATTCACTTCTGGTTCTATACCATGTATTTTTGAAAAAAGCCGACACTGTGAATCAATCCATTTACATACATTGTATTTCGCTCTATCAATTCGATACACCGAATTCACATCACTTTTATAATAATAAAACAATGATGACGCAGAATAAATCTCACGACCATCTTTTACTACTGTATATGTGCTAAAGGCGTATTGTCCGGTCATTCGAAGAGCTGCATAGAAAATATCAGTGGCAATATCTCTCATGTATTGTACTGTATCAAAAACTCCTGATGTAATATAACGCCATATTTTCATAACAACCGATTGATTTCCAGAAACAAGCATATTATATAATAATGGAAAAAGTATATATAACGAAAAGTACGCAAAACATAGTTCAGCTTCACTCATGGGTTTTTGAGCAGTGGAAAATGTATTCGACTTTGAAAAAGCACGTTTAATTAATATCATATTTTCACCTTCATCTGCAACTGGTATGAATGATGCATACATTTGATTGTTATTTACAGTAGAACAAATTAATTTATTATTTCCTATAACTGGAAAACAAGGCATCGAATGTGAGTTGTCTCTCTATGTATATAACATATCATTATCTTTTTATGTTATTATTGACGAGGTGCTTGCGAGGGTGCTTGCGAGGGTGCTTGCGAGGGTGCTTGCGAGGGTGCTTGCGAGGGTTTAATGCGCACATTGTTCCGTTCGGGATTAATACCGAACACATAAAATAAAACACTGCTGATGTACGTTAGTAAAATAATGGGAATAATCACAATGAACCATACCAATTTAGTGTAACCATTCAGACATAAAATATTAAGAATTGCTGTGAATATAAACATAATAATGAATTTAAGAAGAGACGTTTCATAATCGCCTTGAAATAAATCAATAGTTATTTGAACCATTGAAAAGGCTAAATATAGAAGTGCAGGAGAGCATATTTTTTCGAGCATAATAAAAATAGTATATATTAAACCCAGAATATATATTATTGTGCTACAAACTTCTTACTTCTTTCCTTTGGTGAATACAGCAACACCGTTTTTGAAGACACCAACTTCATCACCTACATCGTCATCCACGCATGCATAGATGGTTCCATTTTGAGTATCAGTTGTAAAGTATTTCTTGCCTTTTATAGTTACTTCGCTAACCTCTATTTCTGCCTCTTCTTCCTCGGCAGCCGCCTCAACTTCATCCTCCGCAGCCTCCTCTTCCTCGACAGCCTCCTCTTCCTCGACAGCCTCCTCTTCCTCGACAGCCTCCTCTTCCTCGACAGCCTCCTCTTCCTCGGCAGCCTCCTCTTCCTCGGCAGTCTCCTCTTCCTCGACAGCTTCCTCTTCCTCAGAAGCTACCTCTTCCTCAGCAGCCTCCTCTTCATCACCAGCATCATCTTCCTCAGCAGCCTCTTCCTCGGCAGCCTCCTGTTCCTCTTCCTCCACAGTAGCATCTACTTCTTCAATGTCGTCGAAAGCTTCATCATCTTGCGCAAGACCTTCTGTTTCATTATCTTGGTCTTCTTCGTCGCCGTCCTCATCGAGATTTTCAAACACTGTGTCCATCGTACTACTCGATATAATTACATTTTTAATATTTGACGATGGTTGCATGAATGTATTTTCATCAACATTAGACTGTGTGTCTTGCCCATCGTCTTCCTCATGAATTTCTAAACGAACAGTCTCTTCTTCGTTCGGATTGAGGTTGTTGCCACCGCTGCTCGCATGATGAACAACCGGTTGTTCATTTGAAGAAGAACCACAAACGGCCTTCATATCAACCTTTGTTTCCAATGCAATAATATACCTATTAAGTTCAACAATCGCCGACTGTAATTGTGCAATTTCATCTTCACGTGAAGGACCATTGGCATGATCGGCGGGAGTGGTCGCAGAAGCATCTGAACTTCGCGGTATTCTTTCTAAATCATGTATGCGGTCTTGTAATTTACGAACGCATGGCAAATTCATAATTGTATCATGCGTCTCTTTATATACCGTGTATTCTCCGATTACTCCTGTAAGTATATTTGTTATATGTTTTGTCATGACTTGCGATACATCCTCGATCATCGGGCGAATATCGATTGTCATTCCTCCAGAAGACTGTGAAGGCGATGCCGATGACGAAGAAGCAGTTTCGGTCATTATGTTTGACTGTGCTGTATTCTTTATATCCTAATGTGTTTATTTCAATTTTCACCTAGTTCAAATTCTAATTTTCCAAATATAAAGTATATAAAGTTTCAGCAAACTATTATTGTATTGATAATGTCCGAACCTGCATCTTCTTCCGCTACCGATACGGCTACCGTTCCCGCATCTGCATCTGCATTGGTTCCTCCCCCTGCGGTATTAGACACGATGACACGTGTTATTTTGTCTCAAACTGAAATGTCAGAAGAAGAAGTGAAAACTGCATTAGAGCGAACGAATTATGACTTGAAACGTGTAATTCGCGAATATATGCTGGGTGAGAACAGTAATAATACGAAGCCTATCACAGTAAATACTTCAACAAACCAGCTTCGATTTTCAGAGATAAGGAACTTTATGGATAAGTCGGCAGAACAGTACTATCGCCGTCAAGAAATGGCAAAGATTTATAATCAGGTACTCGAGAGAAAGAAAGCGGCAGCGGCGGCAGCGGCGGCAGAAGCGGCATCGGCATCGGCATCGGCATCTACCGCGACATGCGAAGAAGAAGTACCATCATCCAACACACATCATGAACAAACCGCCATACCAGAATCAAAATTATAACCGATGAATTATGCAGTCCAAATTTTGAACTCTTTTTAAGTATTCTCTTGGAAGTAGTTTTACGCCTGCGAATTTACTTTTCGCGTCGTTCATCTTGAAAAATAGTTCATTCGTATTGTATCGTTTGATTGGCGGATTTAGATTTTGTTGTACTACCAATGTCTCGTTCGTATTCGGGTCATTTTTCCAAATCATAGCAACATGCCCATAAGGATAATCTGGTTTTTTATACTTCCAAAACAAAATGCTCCCCGGACGTAAATAGTAACTCGGTGGATGTGTATATGGAAATGAATGTGTCTGTAACGCAACTGACCTTACAGATTTTAATTGTTCAAATGTAGGCTTTTTTGTAGCGGGTGTAAAATGGGTTATTCGTTTGAAAAAATCACTTGCATCAACTACATCAGGAAACGTTAAACCTTTATGAATAGTAAAAAATCGGCGTATCAATTCAACGCACTGAAATTCTAAACCATGTTTGGTCGGATAACTTGCATCCTTCGTTTTTTTTATATACAATACAATATTTTCTTTTTCTTCGAGTTCATCTGGTTTATATGTTTTGGGCGTCATAATGTGTAATATATAATCATGAGAATATATTACACGTGCTTACATCCAACTAACATTCAATCCACTCCACTACCTTGAACAACCATTGTCTTATAACGTTTCTTCAACTTCAGATTGTTTGTCGGTATGACTTTACTATTAACAAGAAAATCATTATTGTCCTCGTATAATTCTGGCAGAATATGTGTTAATGGTTTATTCACAATATGAATCATTTGCGGTCCTTTCAACAAAGAACGGTATTCATCAATTGTCAAATTCCCATAATATCGGTCAAGAAGATAGTTAGGGTTTGGTGCTGGTTTAAATCCCTTATTATTTGAACTACCGTATAATAAATGAAGCAAATGAATTCTCTCAAACTTCGTAGATGTATCGAGTTGTTCCTTTAATATAGCTGCAAGCGCGCACTCTGGAGAACAAAAACATCCACTGACATGAAACACTCCATTGACAATCATAATCGGCATATAATAAATTGGACCATCAAATTCACATGTATCCCAAAAACATGCACATTTATGGTTTAGTTTCATTTGTATTGTCTCGCCATTATGAAATGAATATTTCAATCGATTAATTTTTTTCATGATTTCTTTTTGGTGACGCTCATTCAAAACATGGATTGCACTGTCGGTTGCGGCCTTTTTAACAGGTCCATTAGCAATAGATGCAGTAGCCCCGCCGACAGACCCCGCCATAGACCCAGTATCGAGAAGAGCCCGGTCAGACACCCCTCCTATTCCCACCTCCACTGTCACATCACCCCCATTGACAGTTGATGACAATGCTTGTTGTACTCCTAATGTTTTGTAATTTGCTCTCAACATTTGAGATGGGTCTGGTTGATATATTTGTTGTATTGTCTTCTTGCTGTCATCCTCGTCGTCATCACGTTCTGGACTATACGTCTGGCAAATATCACTGGATTGAAGATTGTTCGATGACAAGTTATATGACTCTACTTCACTAATCGATGGGATATAATCATAATTCGAAATCGAATCATTGGCCTTCAAATCACTAAGATGACATTTTAAATGAAGTATAATATTTGGTACTTCTGAGGTGTCATATATACTCGAATTCGAATTCAATATGAACCCAGCCTTCGGCTTACGACCACGTTTTTTGTTGATTTGGCCTTTATATATTTGATTTGGCGATACAAGGTCAGATGCCTCTAATACATTCTCGGTTGAACTATGTACAATATTTGTTTTATTTCTAATAGTAATGGAAGCTTCATCGCACCCTTTTTTTTCATGAACAGTTTGCGGATAATGATTATGTTTTACAATATAGTTTTTGTCGGTTTGCTTTAATATCACAACATCCGGAAAGGTCGGTTCATGGGTTATTTCTTCTTCAGTATTATCCACCGGTGTAGTAGTCGTAGTCGTAGTCGTTTCTTCAACCGGAACGTCGATATGCGAATGATTTGCATCAAGCGTGACGGACGGTTCTTCTACTTTTGTGCTTACAACATGCTTCCCGGTTTTTTTCATGTTTCTCGATTTCTTTTGTTCCGTTTTTTCCTTTTCAGATGTCGTAGTGTGTACTGCTGCTCCTGCTGCCACCATGTTAGGCGCCATCGGGAATGAAAATGTTGGCATGTCCGCAAATATAAGATATCACGCAAATTATGTTTATACCCTTTTGTTTTGGACGTACGATAATAAAAGGACTTAAAGGAAAAAATATGTCATTTTATGACGCCACTCATTCTCATTTCTGTCATACTACCCCACCACCCACGCATGGCCTATAATTCCTTCTTCTGTGTTTCTTTCTGATAACATTCTCGGCAAAGCGGTATATAATTCGATGAACCTATCACAACCTGACTTTTTTCATTTGTAATTCGGAAACTGAAAACACCTGGTGTTCCGTCACGACACAAACTACAAAGTGACTTTAATTTGATAATATGGTCACTAAATGGAACAAGCTGAAGTAAATTTCCTATTGGCTTTCTCTCGAAGTCGCCATCGAGACCACAAATATAAACACGCTTTTTTGACCCTTCCACCAATTCCTTTACTGCTTCCTCGATATCGGGAAAGAACTGACCCTCGTTGATAAGAACTGTATGTGCATTCTTGATAATCTCGGCGTTATTCATTATTGCTTCAGTGATTGTAGATGCAAGAATACACGGTATCATTTGTTTGTCATGTGTTGAAAGCATCGGCTCTGTAGTATAACGAACATCTGCAGCATAATTGATGACTGCAACTGGAATATTACAGAAAACACACTTCTTATATACCTCTAATAAATAAGACGTCTTTCCTGAAAACATAGAACCAAGAATTAGTTCTAGATATCCATGATTTGGGGTTGTCATCAAATAAGGGTGGGGTGTAGTTATGAAATAGATTGATACTAGTATATATTTATAATTACGCAAAGTATATGGTTCAATTCTTTCCGCGATTTGTATTTCAATACAATACATAAACATATTTCATACTATTCATTATATTTCATGGACCCATCAAATCCAAGCATTTCTACTACCCAAACAATCAATAATGCAATGCCTTGGGTTGAAAAATACAGGCCATCATGTTTTGATGAAATTGTATTAGACCCCATGAACCGAACAATTCTATCAAATATCCTAAAAACAAACTATTTTCCCAACTTATTATTTTACGGTCCGCCTGGAACAGGAAAAACAACGACAATTATCAATCTGGTAAATGCGTATCAGTCAAAATTAAATATGCAAAATAGAGGATTAATGATACATTTAAACGCATCCGATGAACGAGGAATCGATATTATTCGTAACCAAATCAATAATTTCGTAAGTACTAAATCCATGTTTGGAAACGGCATAAAATTCGTAATATTAGATGAAGTAGATTATATGACGACAAATGCTCAAATTGCATTACGATATCTACTCACAAGTTATACTGACAATAATGTCCGATTTTGCCTTATTTGTAATTACGTATCCCGTATCGATGAATCTCTCCAAACCGAGTTTGTACGCATGCGGTTTAATCAATTGCCAGAAACTGATATATTCGCATTTCTATGTAAAATCCGCGATAATGAACAGTTAAAATTATCGGATGAAAACCTCGTATCTATCCAACGGCAATTTCATTCTGATATACGAAGCATGATTAATTATATACAAACAAATCAAGATGATTTACAACATTTGCATGTGATAACAAATAATGTTTGGGATGAAATGGTCCATCTTTTCGCAAAGTCAGAGGATGTTTCACATATTATAACGTACTTTCGAGAGATTAGTTCAAAATATTCGATTGACCCGAGAGCGATTATAAAACAATTTTTATATTATATTGTACGTCATCGTACAAGTGAATTTGTCGGCACTGACATATTGAACAGTATCGAGCACATTATTCATCTTCATCATATACGAACTGAATACATTATTCATTATTTTATACTGAAATTTCGCGGGTATTTCGCATCTCATTCAATATCTTCCAACTATCCCGTCCTTACACTTACGACAACAGATACTACTCTAGGTAAAAAACGCATTATCAAAATAAAAAAACGAACTAACAAAAGTATTTCATAATGATTTTATGAATAGAATTGAAATGAAATAGCTGATTATATGAATATAATAAGTAGGTACTATTAATCATTGTTTAATTACAAATGGATGCAGCGCTCGATACCGAATGGATGAAATTTATGTCACGTCTGTCACGCCAACAAAATTGCGATAACGATGATGCGTCTAGCGGCGGAGATGATGAATACATTGCGAACGATGGGCAAGAAATACAACAGCATTTTGCATCAGAAACTACAGTTGGTTCTACAGTGTTGGCCGCTAGCGACTATCAAACAACCATCGTAAAACCATCTACCGTGTCAGGGAGTACTGAAAAACCTAAAAAAACATGTATATCAAAAAAGGCACAGCGACGAACTTATTCATTTCTTGACACGGCAGTCGGCACTGTCTCTCCAGCGAATAATACTACTAAGAATAATGAGGGGGTCGATGGACCGGCTTCACCCCCGGTTGGCGTTTCTATGAATTCGCCAACATCTTCCGTCCGTTCAAAAATATCGCCAATTTACATTTCAACAAAGACAAAAATAGCCTATTTGAATAAGTCAGTGAATATATACGACGCTTTCTGGAAGGTTCCTGTCCAACATTATTATCGACGATGTGAGGGCGTTATTAAGAAACAAATTAAATTTCAAACAACTGATCCCGCATTTATTGCGTCTATCAAAGAAAAATTGGAACAACAACCTCGGTGTTATGATGAATACATTATCGAACATATCGAAAATCCGAATGGGCGCATCCCATACAAAGACCAGCGAAAAGTTAGCATTGGTTTATGCAAAAAAGACCTTCAAGGTGGAAATTCAAAAAAGAAACGCGCATTCTTCAACTGCTTCGTTCTTATCCTCCGTATTAACGGAGGTATTGCGCCTTTGGAAGAACGAGCACCCGAAGATGACATCCTCTACAAAGAGATGCATGTAAAGGTCTTTAATACCGGTAAATTAGAAATTCCAGGTATTCAAGAAGACACCACGCTTATTCATGTATTACAATTGCTTGTCACCGTACTACGCCCGCACCTAGGAGATGACCTTGATTATATACAAAACCGTTGCGAAACCGCACTTATTAATTCTAACTTCAATTGTGGTTTCTATATTGACCGGGATAAACTCTTTCAATTACTCAAATACAAATATCGAATGAATTGCAATTACGACTCTTGTTCATACCCCGGAATCCAAAGCAAGTTTTATTATATTCCTGATAAAAAAGCAGACGACCAATCCGGACAACAACCCGTTACGATGGATATGCCATACTATGAAGTATCATTCATGATTTTCAGAACAGGAAGTATATTAATTGTTGGAAAATGCAACGAGGAAATCCTTCTTGTCATATATCGGTTCATTTGTTCCATACTCGAAACAGAATATTCACTCATACAAATGGGCGAAATTCTATCATTAAATGGTGGTTCAGTCGCATCAGGAACCGGCGCGTCATTGGACAAAGCTCCCAAAAATACTAGGAAGAAGAAAATAAATATAACAAATATTCAGTTCTATCAAGATGAACCCGACGTTTAGCCAAATGTGATAGAAGAATGATGTTTAGGAGAATTGAAACATGTTCGTTCGTAAAGAATATAAAGATTTAAAAATTGAGTATTCTATATATAAGTTATTTTTACTTCTTCTTATTATGTCATCATCCACACAGAATGGAGGTGGTGCCGCAATGGTACCGGCAGGAGCAGTATCCAGTTCTTCGGGTAATTCATCTTCTTCTTCCAGTGATAATCAACAGATTAGCCGTATTCCGACTTATGCATGTTTTCAGCACGCAACAAAAGTTGCTATTTTGGAAGATAAGCCGATAATTCTAGATTATTGGACTAGTTCTTTGGAAAAATCATGTCTAATCGGGGTTCGTTCGAACAATGAAAAGCTTCTCGTTAAGAGTGAGGATGAATATACTAGTCCTATTGCAAAGATTTTCAAGGTTGATACTGAATACATTATTGTTACTGCAAATTCGGTATATATTGTTTCGGCCGACATCAGCACTAGACGTATCAATTAACTAGTGCAAAGCATCGACCAGGACGACCCGGCCTACAGACACCCATCAAATGCAACACGATTATCATACGACAAAAAACATCAACATTTCGAGGCCAGAATATATTCTTATAATCGATGTAATTATTATAAGAATTCAAGTGACTAATAGTATCAAAAATCATTATGGCATCAACAATTATATATTTAAGTGATTGCACCCCCCTTTATACTGCATTAGGCGCACCTGAACGTATTCCTCGTGTAAGCGGATTTCCTTTACATAAATCGGTGCGATTAGAATGGCAACTTCCACCAAATTCAGACAAAGTACCCGTTGATTCATATGTTGTCCGTTATAAATTCAGTGGCGCACCTCTTTCACAAACATTAAATGAAATACTTATATTCTTTCCAACAACAGTTGTAACTGGATTATCGAATGGTGTTTCTTACGATTTCTGGGTTGTCGCGAAAAATCGTTTCGGCGAAAGTCCGCATTCATCGACTATTAGCGTCATTCCAGGGTCAGCCCCTTCTGCAACTCAAATCGTTCGTCGTTCATACCATTCTACAGTCAGTGGCGATGGCATTCATGAAGGTAATCCTCAAAAAGTAGGTATCGAATTTACGCCATCTATCGAACAAAATGGTGAATCGGCACTCATTTTTACTGTTAGATATACACGTTTAAATGGCAATGGAGGTAGTAATGATATCACAGATATATCATATAGCGTACAAGCAAATGAACATATTTTTGATGCATCAGGAATAAAGGCTGTCAATACAACCGGAATTAAGGGAAATTATATACGAAAAGAAATAACACTTCCGACCGCTGCGACGACACCCGCATTTCAAAGTGGTAATTACCGTTTTCAAGTGTTTTCTTCGAATATTTATGGAACATCACCTATTCCGGATTTGTCATTTGTAATTTATTTATACTCAAACGCCGACGCCAACAACTCAGGAATACCGCGTTTTACAGCACCAACATTTTCATCATATAGTATTCCAGCCAACGGAGATATTGTCGGTGTAGATGCAAGTGATTCTCTTATTCGTTTTCGTTGGAAACAATATCTAGGTCAAGGAACTGGAAGTACTGGTAATGATGCCTACAGTGGATGGTCATATCGTATTCAATATAGTGACGATAAAGATAATTGGTATTATCCACCATTAACAGTTTCCGCCCCAATGACATCAAAATTCCCTGAATATTATCGCGCATATGACCGAACAAGCGTCGGTTATAACACATCGAATTTTGAATATTCCATCGACATCAGTCGTAATATTATTAATGGACAACGATATTATATTCGATACTGTGTAGTAAGCGCTTCCGGTGATACAAGCCAATATACGCAAGTAACAAGTTCAAATATCTCGATTGTATCATGCATACCCGGTAAATTACCAAACCCTCCGCCAATTTTTAGAGCAAGTAGTGCCGACCGTAAAGTTCGACTTTATTTTGATTGGAATACAAATCCGCCTAGCCCAGAGCTAACCGGTGGCTTGCCAATATTAAACTATCGTATCATAAGATATGAACGTTCTCGGCAAAACGGGGTTATTACAATTTTACCGGAAACATATACTCTATTAGATAATATTACCGGCCCATACCATGAAGATACGTATGAAATAACGGTGAATGGCATTGAATATGAATATCGTATATATTCGCGAAACGCATTCGGACTTTCGATAAATTATAATAGCGTGAGTGCAATTCCTTCCAGGCCGACAAATGTTATTCGAAATGTAGTTTCATATATGAATAATGGCGAAATCACATTGAGTTGGGATAATCCAGAAACATTAGAACCAGATGAGTCGCCAATAACTCAGTATTATATTGAATATAAGGAGTTCAACGTATTTAATACGTTTCAAGAAATGAATAGTATTTTAGTTAATGATGTACTCTGGGATAGTGTAAAAACAACTGTTGTAGGAATATTTACAAACTCAAATGAACGTTCATATACAATTCGCAACATCCTTAATAAACCGTATATATTTCGTGTTGGAGCAGTTACACTAGACCAGGCGCGACGAAGAACAATAGGATTGAGAAAAGTAATTGGGTTTAATAGTCCTTATTTACAACATCCAGTTATTATTGGAAATATACCGTCAAAATTGTCTAATGACATTGAATACATAAATGATGATACTAAAATTATCATTAGATGGACCAGTACAGATATTCTTAATTCTGAAAATATTATACGGTTTATTGTTGATTATGATATTGCAGTTAGTGATACGGGATATTCACAACGTCAGACATTTGAATATGAAAATGCAGCATTTCCTCGCGATGGCAGTTCAACTCGAAAATTTCAAATTATTGTAACTGGATTAAATAATAATGTACCACAACGTCCTGACCCAAGGACAAATAGTTATGTAATGAAGATTTATGCCGAAAATCGGGTAAATTTTACAAATGATGAAAATAAGATAAAACTACATGAACTCCCATTAAAAGATATTTATGAAGGGGGTTTAGTTCCTCGTGTCCTTCGTCCAAGGACAAACCCGTCTATTATCGATGAAGTAAGAACATAATGCGGATGAACGCTTTCTTTTTCAATATTATTATTATGTATAGATTTCATAATAGTACTGGCATTAGTTTTAATTATTGTAATGACAACGCCTATATTAGGAAATTTCGTTATTACCCCGCGTATTTATGGCGACACATCATTTAATCTAATAGACCCATTATCTAATAATACAAACCCAGAAGCTACATTCTCATTTACAAGTAGCGAACCATCAGTTGCTGAAATTTCCAATATCCGAACAGTGTCAATACGAAACTCTGGAGTAACAACTATTACTGCAAGACAAGCAGCTACTCCAGGTTTTACAATTGGAGAAATTACCGCTATTTTCACAGTAAATAAAGCCAATACTATCATGGGAAATTTCACGATTTCACCAATTGAATGGAATGATGGTTCATTTAATTTAACTGACCCAAGTACGAATAATCCAACAGCATTTTCATTCGAAAGCTTAACACCAGATATTATAACTGTTTCAAATCGTATTGTACGATTACTCCGAGTTGGACGCGCACAAATCAAAGCATCACAAAATGCATCTACGAACCATTTGGCTGGTTCTACAATTGCAACATTTGATGTATTGTCGAGTATTGTTCGAGTTGGAACAAATAATCGTATTGATTTATCATGGAATACTCCAATTCAAAATGGGGCAACCATAAAAAATTACTTTTTTTATAATGAAGAACGTCGATTTATAAGCACAACAACACCATCTCAAGCAGCTCCACCTATAAGCACAGTCATAGATACTATTGCTCCTATAAATGCGTCTTACTATTCTTATGTATTACCGATTGCATACTCTATGCAGATATTATCTGCTACTACGAAATCACCGACAGGTATTGACGTAAATTCTACAATACAAACTTTCGACATTACCACTTTACCCGAATATACGAGACCCAACTTTTTTGATTTGGGGTATTATGGTGAAATCGAAGTCAGTTGGGAATATCATAATGACCGTCCAATTGTCGAACTTAATCCTAACGCATCAACGACGATGACACTTTCTATTTATAAAACAAGCACGTCTGCTGGTGATAATCGCGTGGATCTATTATTTAATTCATCACGGTTTTATGACGCTAGTGTAAATTGTTATGGTCCAATGCCTCAAAATAACAATAAAATAATGACCGATATATTTCCTATTACGTTTCAGAGTGTAGTAACTAATCGCGATTTAAAATACATGAAACTAACTGATGTAATATCCGGGCGTGTTTCAATATCTAACAATACATATTCGCCTATAAATGACCCAACTCTTCTGCGTGAGTATAGTATTATTATTAAAAGCATACGTATTGCACCTTTTCGCTTTCCAATTTCGAGAGATTTTACTTCACTACCATTCGGAATGGGAGTTTCAACTACTGGGGTCGGATTTTCAGTTTCGACATTTAATGCATTATCAGTAAGCGACTCCAGTGGAGGAATAATATATCATATGCCAAAGATGACACAGTCTATCAAGGATTTCAATAAAGCATCATGGACATTCACATGGAATTATGCAGCAAATCTCTCAAAACTTGCAACTGATATTTCGCTTTTACCTGTAGGCGGTAATCTTTCTGCGAATTTGAATATTCCATTCAATATTCGAATTCGCGGATATTCTCGCCCATATGCAAAAACAAAAACTTCTATAACAGACTATAATACCACGTCAATTCCTGCGTTTTTGATGAATGTTTCTGATGCATCTTATAATACACGCTTACTGTTCGACGTATCTTTGAATGACAGTGCAAATTTCGCAAAGATAGCTGCAACAGCTTCCACACCTGATGCATCATTCGGTATTGTTTCACATACATTTGATATTTCCGGTTCGAAAGGATTTCCTGCATTTACTGAAATACTGGACTATTCACACACACAATTTGTATTTTTATTTCAACTTACAATTCCAGACACCAGTTATAATTCATATTTTAAAATGATGAATTCTCAATCCAATTCATTCCAGATAAAAATGTTGTCACAAACATTTACTCCACATCAAACATATCGTTTTGCAGGTCCTGACCCAACATTGGAGACATCCAATTCATTAACAAGTGCAACAAATACAATATTCAATATCGACGATTATTATACCCCGATAAAGCCATTCTATTCATTTTTTGACTTATCAGACGGCACATTTTATTCATATCGTATTGCTTCTCATAATATTATTGGAACAAGTCAGTTTTCACAATTACTTACACGCCGCTGCGGGTCATTACCAAATACAATTATCAATAATAATACATTTACAATTGAATCGGAAAGAACCACAAACCGTGTAAATATTTTTTGGGTAAAACCACCATTCACTGGATATGAAATAAAGTATTTTATTATTCAAATGATGATGGACCTTTCAGGGCGCTGGTTAAATTCAATTGAATATACTCCAGACGTTTCATCGGATTTGATAGCTTTTAATACTTTTGATGATATTAAAGTATATGTTACTAATGAAGATGTAAATATATTTGACAAACAAATTACTACATATACATATAAATCTGACCAGACACGACAAATCATAAATCAATCATTACGTATAGACACTAGTTTATCTGGTAATCTTATCAATGGATATAAATATTACTTTCGTTTGGCGAGTGTAAATGAGTTAGGTCGTTCGCCATATTCATCCATTTTGTCAGGTATTCCATTTTCAGTACCATTGAATTCACCAACGAATATTATACAAAAACAACAAGTAAAAGGCAACGGACTCGTAATTCTTACATGGCAAATTCCGGATGATGATGGTGGTTCTCCTATTTTAAATTATATTATTGATTATCAAGAAGTATATGAAGGCCCTTCTTTATCATACGGGACTAAAAAAAGATATTTTCAAAATGAAATAGAATATAGATTATGGAATAAAACCAACAATTTGTACCCATTTGATAATTTTCGTAAAATATACACTGATTATAAAAAAATTTCATCTCTGACTACAGCACAGAAAAATGATTTAATTGCATCACGAAACCAACTATATCAATTTGTTATACCTCCTAAACCAATTACTATAAATAATACGGATAAAGCTTTTGGTACAGATATTTCAAATATTATTTTATCTTTTGATAATCCTTCATATACATACAAAAGCGCATTGCTCAATCAAAACGTATTTGATATTTCAAATATTCAGTTAAAATGGTATTATGTTCAAGATACTACTAATGGTAATCCTGCATGGTTTAATAATGATATTTCATTATCATTTCATTTGTCAATAAGAGCCCACTTAGAACATGATAGTATCGACCGTTCTAGAGATATCTCTGGAATATTCGATATTTCTGGTATATATACAGTATTTAATACAATAAATACAACTAATCTTTCAAACCCTATTAATAATGTTTATAACTATATTGGCTACACTAATGGAAATATTATTACAGATACGGTACCAGTTATCTATACACCAACTCTTCCTCGCATTGATCACAATAATGGACAAGGTTATTTTTTAAAGCTTGTATTTTCAATGAGTATTATTACTACTCAAGGTAACTATCGGTTCAAATTAAATTCTGGACAAGTTATTATTAATGGAACTGCACCTATTCGGACAAATCCTACAATAAAAACAGAATTTACAGCAAAGATAACAAGCAACCCTTATTCGCCACTTGATAATGATAAAACATATCGTTTTACAGTAACGCCATTAAATATAAATGATTTTTTTCCCGACCCTTTAGGACATAATCAAGTAACCTTAAAAGTAGGTTCATCACTTACTTCTATTACCGATATGAGTTATTCACTCGTACCAACTAGTCTAGGCGGAATTGTTACACTACGATGGAGGTATCGTCAGAGATGCGATTATTATATCAACATAAAAATACCAGAAGAATATGTAAATAATGATGCCGACCAAGAATATCCATTACGTTTAGATATGAATGGAAGTTCGATATTAGCTTCAGGTCTTACCCCTATAAATGATGTCGTTACATATTCAATACCATCAGATTTACCAAATGATATATTGACACAAAATGCTCAAAAATATTTGAAATCTGGTCGTGGTTACCATATAAGCGTTTCACCTGTTGAGATTTTATTCGTTAATAATGATAATCTCAAACAAATCGCACCTGCGCGTGATATGTTTGCAACTGATACTTATATAATACCGTTTCGCAAACCAAACGGACCGCTATCATTTTCATCCCAAGGAAATAATGGTTATGTAACATTAAAATGGATACTACCTGATTTTAAAAATGATCCTAATTTTTATACTACACATATTACAACTGAACCATATTATCGGTATAAATATTTTACACTAGACCAATGTGATATAAGTTCATCCAATCCTTTATTGCGAGATTGGCGAACTATATCCAACGAAATCGTAATACCAACACCTCAAAATGGTGGTGTCCCAGGATATCAAACTGAATATAATATTTTAGGAGTTACCAATGAAAACTATATTCAGTTTCGTATTCGTACTGTAATCGTGAATGAATATAATGGCCAACGTGAATTTTCGGATTATAGGTATATTAGTATTATTAATAATATTTCGGTTCCAGAATCATCTGGAAATTTTGTTTATCCGTCACAATATCCATATAAACCATCTAGGCCTTTCTTGCGCTTTGCAAACAGAACTAATATTGATAATGGTTTGACAATAAGGTTCGACTATCCTAATTATAATGGAAATGCCGAATTTTATGAGTGCGACGTTTATTATACTCCAGTAGGAAGTAACGGCTTAATTGAAATATTTGATGCAAATAATGGTATTGCCGACCTTTCAAATAATATTAGTTTGAATGGTTCATTATTTACAACAAATCGAAAATTAAGAACAATTTCTGCAGATACAACTGGTAATCAAACTATTACAATATTATGCAAATCTACTGTTTTAAGATATGGAATACGTATTCGTTTATATCCACGTAACGGATTAAGTACTGGACCCGATGGGTTCTATCCTATTTATGGCGCGAGTTTATATTCTGATTATTCTAACATTGATTACATTGATATTTAAAGATTAGATGTTTGAATTATATTAATTTGCTCTTGTGTTAGTGTTTCCGGAAAATCAACATTGAATTTGATTTTCAGAACACCCGCTTCTCCGTTTTTCTCTAAACCCAAACCTGGTATTGTTTTTACATTACCTGGTTTAATTACATTACCCGGTTTGTTTGCTAGTTTGAAAATGCGACCATTTAGGTGTGTTATTTCAAAATCAAACCCACAAAGCGCAGATTTAAGTGATATTGTTTTTTCAATAGTAAGGTCAAGATGTTCAACCTTAAACAAAGCATGCTGAAGTACGTTGATTACAATACGAATATCACCTTTCATACCTGCCTCATTCATGTGCCCACATTCATTTAAAATTATAGTATCTCCTTGAAGAACGCCTTTTGGTATTTGTGCATGTATTGTTTCACGCTCGATTTTCACAATATCATTATCTGGTACCTGGCGGTCGATTTCAAGCGGAATTGTGCAACCATTATAGCATTGCTCTAGTGTAAGTGATACGGTTTTTATGATTGTTTCCGGAACTTGATAGATGCGGACATTCGGTGTTGGTTGCGTATGTGTCTGATGCTGCTGATTCATGAACCCTCCATTCATACCATTCATACCATTCATACCATTCATACCATTTATATTTGTTGGACGACCATTATGAAATGTTTGAAATACAACTTTTGGGCCCGGTCCATGTTGCCCATGCATTGGATGCCCTCCACCAAATAACATATGCAATAATTCTTCTGGAATACCCGGCGGAAAACCTGCGCCATGTCCGCCTCCGACACCTCCACCTCCACCTCCACCGCCACCAAAATGAAATACATTTGGCATACTGCTACCTCCTTTTCGCATCATGTCGTAGGTTCGTCGTTTATTTTGGTCAGATAATGTTGCGTAAGCATTATTCAGTTCTTGGAATTTTTGCTTGCTTTCTTCTGTATTACCATTTTTGTCAGGATGATGTAACATCGACATTTTACGATAAGCTTTCTTTATTTCGTCTTCATTCGCCTTTTCATCCACCCCTAATATTTTATAATAATCTTTATCTTTATCGATATTATTGTCATCCATATTCATATGCGCAAAATCGTCGGCATTAAAAAACATTTCTGGTCCATGCCCAGGAATACCACCGCCAAAAGGAAAGTTGAAAAACATAAAATGATGATTATTGTTAATACTTAAACGTTATATTTATTATACTTTATTGGTACGCAATAGAACGGGCTTGTTACGATTAGTATATACAATGACTACTTCAGAAACAGGTGCATCATCGGATATTCCATTTATCGCAAAATATCAACCGTCTAAGATACACGAATTTGAACAATTAGATGAAAATACTGTAACTATAATTAATAGTCTCATTGAGATGGATAACCTCAATATTATGTTTTATGGTGACTCCGGCTCTGGAAAAACGTCAATCATTAATGCAATGATACGAGAATATTATAAAAAATCAGGTTGCAATAATACAACGATAAAGGAAAATATTCTAGTACTAAACAGTCTAAAAGAGCAAGGCATTCAATATTACCGAAATGATGTCAAAGTATTTTGTCAAACGATGACAATGATACCCGGTAAGAAGAAAATCGTATTATTAGATGATATAGATTTAATCAATGAACAAGGACAGCAAGTATTTCGAAACTGTATTGACAAATATAGTCATAATGTCCATTTTATATCGTCATGTACCAATATACAGAAAGTGGTCGATACATTTCAAACACGTAATATTATCATTAAAATCAACCAATTGAACATTGGGTGCTTAAATAAAATTATGCTAAAAATAAAAAAAAATGAAGGTCTAATGATTACTAAGGATGCAGAGGAATTTTTGTTACAGGTTTCAAATGGTTCAGTGAGAACACTTATCAATTATCTTGAAAAGATAAAACTGATTGAACGAGAGATTTCGATTGAACTTGCAAATAAAATATGCACAAATATCAGTTTTCATCGTTTTGAAGAATATACTCGCGTTATTTTGGACCAGGCTATCGACCCTAATACTCGAGTGTGTTGTGCAAATAAAATATTATTTCAATTGAATGATGAAGGATATTCCGTCCTCGATATCTTGGATAATTATTTCCTATTTGTGAAATTAACGCCGTTATTCAGGGAAGATATCAAATATCGTATTACATCTCTTATTTGTAAATACATTACGATATTCCATAACATACATGAGCATGATATTGAATTGGCATTATTCACGAATAACTTATTGGGGTTGTGTTTGGGGTTTCGACCCCACATGACGCAGTAATAATGCTAGAGTAGGAACGCTACATTATAGCCGAAAGCGCAACACCACGCACAACCTATCGCACTGCGTCGTATTGAGGCGCACCCCCACTAGAACATCCAGTCGCCTTTACTAAAAGGTACTTCCCAACTAACGTATTTGATTCTAATACTTGTTTCGGCGATAATCGTGCAAACCATTGAAACTTACTACGTCTAAGAATCTCTTGTTCGGGTATATACAAACCCGCTATGGTAGGCGATAACGGTAAGTCATGGTCCGCCATCAACTCTTCTAATAATACTGGCTTATTTGTAGTTGTTTTGACGCCGAGTTCTTCTGCCGGGATAACACTAAGCGCGTTGGGTATCGTCATTTGTTTGGCCAACCACCATCGCGTACCCTCTCCCGTAAAATCCATGTCTTGTGTTTGGTCTCGATTATTAATTTCCATCAAGAATTCCATGTATTCTTTCATAACAGGATCGAACTTGCGGCATCCCATTATCTTCGTAGATGGTGAATATTGTTTTTCAGCAGCGAGAGATGACATTGTACGGAGTTCGCCCATTACAACATTTGCTGCATCCAAGTGGGCATCATATAGCGAACGTAAATTATGAAAACAAATAAACGAGCTGGGCAATATAAAACCACCATAAATATGAAGAATTGTCGCAATTGCAAGGTCGCGAATATGGCTTCGAAGTGGTCGCGGAAGATGTTCAACACGCGTACGCCATTCCGGTATTATCTTTGCAAATGCTTCATCGTCAATTAGACATACGTTAAAACTCTCTCCACAATGCTCAATAATATTGCGAATAGTTAAATATTGATACGGCTGGTTCAAATTTTCACTAGTTCTTGCCCCAAAACTCTCCCATGACCTTGCATTCTTGTCAAACTCAATATGAACCCATAAAATAGGTTTATTGTTTTTGGTAATACTGCTGTCGTTAAGAAGATACTTATTTATAAGTTCGCCATCATCATACTGTTCTTTCACTTCGATTGTTTTCTTATATTTATTATAAATGAACCCAATCAACATAATTAGTAAGTAGGCAATCGCCAGTTTTACGACTTTGTTTTCCAGCATTTACGCTTTGTATTTATGTATTGTCTATTATATACCCGAGAGATTAAAACGTAGCGTTTTATAATTTCAATTCTCTAGTCGAAACATATCAGAGTATAATTTCTTATGAATATCACGAGAGATTTCGTCCTGTTTGGCTAAAATGAATGCACGCCGTGTATCCTCTTCCTCTTGTCGCATCCGCGATTGTT